TAGGGCACTGAAGGTATGCCATGATCAGGGCATTATCGTCTATCGAGGTATCCGGCGGGAGTAGCCATGGCCATCACAGCCCAGAGTGGTACGGCGTCGAACTACATGACGCTCACACATCGAGGGGACCCCACCATGCCGAGCCGAGCACACACCGTAGCTGTCATCTTGGGTGTCCTCGCTATCGTCCTGGTGGTGGGATCTGCTATCGCTGGGATAGTAGATCTTCGACACCTGGCAGTCGCCATGGTCTCCAGTAGCGCCGTGGTAGCAGCCCTCGCTGGGATGATGGCCGCGTTGGACGTAGCCCGAACACACCGAAAGTAACCAAAAGAGTGAGCCCCCAGCCTTGACTCTGGGGGCTCATCACACCGGGAGCAACGACATGACCGCATCTCCTGTCTCACAGCGTAGCGCCATCGAAGGTACGGACGTACGCAACCCGCAGACCTTCGTGAATCCCGTGACCGGGAAACAGATCACCGTAGACGACCCGTACCATCCGGTACACGCGTTCGACAACGCCGATTCGAACACCCGTACCTACATTCACCCGCGCACGGGTGAGCGTTTCACCTCCGTGACCACCGCTCTCGGGATCGTCGAAAAGCCTGGTCTGGCGCCCTGGTACGCCAAGCTGGCGACCCTCGACGCCGTCAGCCACCTCGACCAGCTGACCACGGCGGCCCAGAGGGGAAACGCATCCTGCGGCGATCAGTGGTGTGGGGAGTGCCTCACCTGTCTGATCGCCAGTTTCCGAAAGGCCCCGGAGCGCGAGCGCGACGCGGCGGCCGATCGGGGGACCCGCTTCCATCACATCGCGGAAATCTATGCCCTCACCGGAAAGGTCGTCGGCCACGCCGACGACCTCAAACCCCACGTGGCCCACCTCCTGGATTTCGTGCGGGTCCACCAGGTCACCTTCCAGGCGGCCGAGATCACCGTCCTCCACCGGGTAGACGGATGGGGAGGCACTCTCGACGGCGTCATCACGTGCGGGTGGATGCCCCCGAAACACCGGGACCTGATCGGTGTTCCGCTGGTGGTGGACTACAAGACGTCGAATCGCATCTTCAAGCAGGCCGGATTGCAGCTGGCCGCGTACAACAACGCAGAGTGCGCGCTCCTCGACGATGGCAGCGAGCATCCGTTGCCGCCGTCGCACCCCGACGTCGCCCTGTCGCTTCAGATCAACGCGTCCGGGTGGTGGGTACGGCCCTGTCCGACCACCAAGCAGGCGTACGACAAGTTCCGCCGTGTACTGGAGATCTGGCGGGATCTGAACGAGCCAGACCTGGACCTGGTCGAGCGGGCCATGTACAAGCCCAGTGCGAAGACCACCACCACCACGACGGACGCGTGAGGAGACCCAAGATGCCGATCATCAACTTGCAGCGACGGTTACAGCGCGCCGGAGCGATTCGTCTGGGAAATCAACTCGTCAAGAAGGACAGTTCGGGACGTCCGGTACTGGACCACAAGGGGTATCCGGTCATGTACCCGAACAAACTCGACACGTTTCGGGTGACCTCCCCGCATCGCGAGATCGCCGATGCGGTCGCCGAGCGTTTCGGCGGACAGGTCCTGTCCTGGCGGGGGCCGAAAGGTCCCGAGTGGGAGGTCATCACCACGTGTACCGAATTACCTGTATTCGTACCTAAGCAGATTATTGATCCAAATTACGAGTTTTGGGGTAACAAGATCAAGGTTCGGTTCTGTGACGGAGCTGTCGAACGGATCCGGGGGGTGCCCTGCTTGTGTCAGCGGTGGGACAACCACAAACACCGGTACAACCGGGGACGCTGTCAGTTCTGTGGCCTCGATCAGAGGTGGAAGGGCGACCCCCACACCCACGAATTCGACCAGGGCGAATGCGTGATCTGCGGGTGTGGGCGACTGTGCAAGCCGACTACCCGCGTGAACGTCCTGATCCAGGGCATCCCCGGCCTCGGGGATTTCAAGATCGAATCGCACGGCTTCAATGCGGCTGTCGAGTTACCCACCCTCTCCGAAATGATCTCTACTGCCCCGATGCCCCTACCGGCCGTGCTGGGTATGCGATTTGAAGAGCGCAGCCACATGACCAAGCAGGGGGAGATAGCGACCCGGAAGTTCTACGTACCAGAACTGCGGTTCCCGTGGGCGACCCCAGAGTTGATGTTCGCCGATTCGAGGCAACTGGAACACGCGGCCCGTCGGTCCCTGCCATCCCCGGTGGTACTCCAGGCGATCGCCGCCACACCCGAATCCCTCGACCAGGCGGACGAGGCGGACGAGGCAGCGCAGTTGACCCGGGAGGACGTTCTACAGCTGATCATCACAGCTTCGAATGTCGATACGATCCGGGGATTGTGGACAGATGCCGGCAAGGCCGGTTGTCTCGATGGTCCGATGCGACGACTGCTAGCTGATCGAGCCAAGGAGCTGGTGCTCCTGGAGGATGAGGGAAAAGAGGCGAGTCCTTGCCCACGGGACGATGGGGACGATGTCCTCGACGCTGAGATCGTCGGGTAATGACACGATCGGGACGGGTCGGCCGACCCGTCCCGATCCCGGGAAAGACCCGGAGACGATGCCACGTCCCCGGGAACGACCAGACACGGAGCTGATCATGAAGGATCGTAACGAGTACGGAACCCTGCCGCGTATCCCGACCCCGGGAACGCTACGGCTGGAAATCGATGGCAGCCTGGACCAGCTCAGGCTGTATATGATCGACAATGGCGATTACGTGGTCCTCGCCGAAATCGGTCTCAGGGAAGTCGGATCTCCAGAGAAGATCGACTGGACCTGTCTGAACTGGGGTAAGAATGTTGCCACCGATTGTGGCTTCATGGCTCTCGGTCACTGCGAGATCACACCGATTCTGTACGTGCTGGAAGGTCCGGCCTCGACCCGTGATCGACTTGTGTTGCTCGATACCGGATCGGGCTATCTGCTCAGCGATCCGACCATCGATCCACCCCGAAAAATGGATCTTGGACCGAAGACTCTTGAGGACGCGGACATGGTTCAGGTCGCGGCTCAGCGAGCGAGGGATGAAGGATACAGGCCCATCGGGTACCGCCATACATTTCCGGGATGCTGGGTCCTGGCTGAGGCACTTCCCTTTCCGTCATCGGATTCCGATGTCGTGAAACTGCTCGCCCGAGACGAGTCCCGGTCGCGCAGTGGTATTGAGATGGCGGCCATCCTCGTGACCACCTTCGTTCTCGGAGCGTCGTTCGTAGCTACAGTCGGGGGAGTCTGGTGGGTGTCCTGGGCATCCGCTGTGGTGGCGTTGGTGTCCTTGCTCGTCATCAGATCGGGCCGGAGGACGTGGCACTCCTGGTCGTGTGAGATCTGTCAGGGCAATGGGCTGATGTTTACGGCAAGATTCCGATCCGCGCGGGAAGCGCGTAAGGCGAGGGAAGAGCATATGTGTATTTCTCACGGCCAGTCGTAGGCTGACAGGGGAGAGAGGAAGCCGCCCAGTCCGTCACGGACTGGGCGGCTTTTGTGTGTCACACATCACAAACTTCGGGGGGACGTAGATTTTGCCTACGGGTAGCCCATGGGTAGTATTTGTGATGTCAGAAACACACAGAGAGGTGTCAAAGTGATCAACACCACCGAAACCACCGCAGTGACCTACTACATCGCCAGGAGCGATGTAAACCAGGCCATCGAGCGAGTCGACAAGGCCAACAAGCGCGCAACCCGCATCGGCCAGCCCGGATACACCTGCCAGTTCACCGAGGCAGCCCCCCTGCCCGTCTACGACGAGGTGTTCGACGGCTCGATCGGCGGTTTCGTCAGCCGCAGAATCGAGCCCCTGTACTTCATCGAAATGGTCGACTTCACCATCATGGGCCTGGTACCCCGCCTCGGCGACTGGGAGGTCATCGCACTACTCGAAGACGACGAGCACGCCGGAGCCGTCTCCCGCCTCTTCCCCGGTGTGACCAACGTCGACCTGACATCTGTCAAGGCCGATTCGATGCAGTGCGACCACTGCCACACCAACCGCTCGCGGATCAAGACCTTTGTCTTGCGCGACAAGGACGACAATCTGATCAAGGTTGGGCGTAACTGCCTTGAGTTGTATACGGGAATCGAGGTCTCGGGAAACTTCGACGTCAGTGCGATGAAGCTGTCCGACGAGATGGACGAAATCGTCAGCCGCGCCATCGGTACCTGCGACCTGTCAGCCCCCGTTCAGGAGGTGCTCACCCTGGCAGTCGGAGCTGTCAAGCTTCACGGATGGAGGTCGACGGCAACCGCCCGAGACATGGGCAAAGCCAGCACCGGCGACTACGTACGCGGTGCGTACGGCCGCAGTTCGAAGAGTCGCCAGGCATACGACGATCTGACCGAGGCAGCCGACCCGGCGAAGGTCGCGGCCATCATCGACTACCTCGGCACCCTGGAGGGCGACGGCAGCGAGTACCTCAACAATTTGATCGCCTGTACCCGCGCTCCCTCCGGACTGGTCAGCTGGACGAACATTGGTCTGGTCGCCTCGGCGGTGGCCAGTTACGACCGGTTCATGGAGCGCCAGGCGCGCGAGGCCGTAGTGACCAAGTCCGAGTGGGTCGGAACGCCCGGTACCCGCGAGAGGTTCGAAGACGTCAAGATCCTCGACATCCGGCAGCTGGTAGGGGAGTGGTCGAACCCAGACCTCGTCAAGATGGTCACCACCACCGGTGCGGTACTCACCTGGTTCGCCAGCAAGGGCACCACCTGGAGTGTCGGAGACGTCGTTACGATCACTGTTCGAATCAAGGGCCACAGCATCTACCAGGGCTGCAAGGAGACTCAGGTGACGCACGTCAAGAAGATGTGATCTATCATCACGGTCGGGGTGTCGCCACCAGGGGGTGTGACACCCCGTTCTTTTTTGCCCCGCCCTGTCAGGACGCCGAGACCTCGACAGATGGTTGTCCCCTACCAGGTCAGCAGCACGTTGATTCTGTGGTCTGTCCGGCCAGCTGAGATCTGGATTCGCCTTGATGGGTTCGAGGTGGTTCGGGAGCGCTCCCAATCAATAGATGATATTCAATTAGTTATCGGAGTGGCAACATTCCGTAAGATCAGCGATCATTGATCACGGATCACCACAAGATCACAGGAGCGCACCATGACAACCACAACCCTCCACCGCACCGTCCGCCACCGTCGCGCCATTCAGATCAAACAGCACGTCCCATACGAACACCCCGACGTACCAGGCGTCTGCCACACCTGTCGCCTGCCCATCCTCACCACCACCGACGGCCGGTACACCAACGAACGACACGTGACCCTAGACCAGCTACTCAGCCAGATCGTCACCAGTCAGCATGACGTCATGGCACTAGCTGCCGGAGAACGCTACGGATAGACAAACTGGTCAGGGACGCCACGGTGTCGTGGCGTCCCTGACCAGCCGATACGAAAAATCCTGTCAGACGTCCCGTTCCAGCCGTCAGGCCGGTACGGGAAGCAGGGCCACGCCCTGGGCGTGGAGTTCCATTAGCGCCTGGGCGTACGCCACGCCAGAACCAACCCCGCCCAGAATGACCATGATGCCACCGTCGTGATACTCGGTCCGACTCATCAGATCGTGGACGCGGGACGCAACGCCCTGCCGGTACTCGGCGGGAGCTTGCAACATCCAGTTGGCATAGACGCGCTGTCCGTCGCCGCGCTCCCGCCAGTCGAGTAGGTACTCATCGGTGTACTGGGATAGGACGACGTCGTGACGTTCGATCATGGTCGTTCCTTCCGTTGCCGGTGATCGTACGAAAAATCCTGTCAGACGTCCCGTTCCAGCCGTCAGGCCGGTACGGGAAGCAGGGCCACGCCCTGGGCGTGGAGTTCCATTAGCGCCTGGGCGTACGCGTCGTCGAATCCGATTTCGGTAGGTACGCTCGACCAGAAGCCGATTTGGTGGCTGATTCGATACACGAGCGTGTGGACGCGGATCGCAATACCGTGTCGGTACTCGGCGGGGGCTTGCAGTAGCTGATCGGTATAGCCGATGCCGCGCTTGCGCTGACTGAGAAGGTACTCATCGGTGTACTCGGGTAGGACGTCGTGACGTTCGATCATGGTCGTTCCTTCCGTTGCCGGTGATCGAAGGCTAGAGATTGGCGACGTGAGCGAAGTGACGTCGCCACCGATACCAGCCATGTGGCGTTCTGACCAGGGCATATTCTCCCCTTCCATCATCAGATCTGAATATCACGTCGAGTATTCTTACCTGAATGTGCCCATCCGGAAGTCCAGAGGCGTACATCAGATCATCGACTCGCAGCTCCGCCGTCTGGACCACGGCGAAGCAACCGACCCCAGGTAGCGGAGTCAGCTCACCCAGAATCTCCGCCTGGTCTGGTTCGCGGACCGACCGAGTGTCGATCCTCCACCAGCCCTCCCATGGTCCGGCTGAGAGTAGGACGTAAGTCCTGGTAGGCGATGCGACCACGACATCACATATGCGGAACGTTTCAGGATCTACCAGGTGTTCCGGTGTCTTGGGCAGGTCAAACAGCTCCGTTACGAGATCATATCCAGGGACTAGACATGCAAGATCGAAATCATGTGGGGCGTGAAGTCCGAGCACCCCACGAATCACGGTCGGCGCGGGAAGACGGGTGTCGTACACCCGAGTCACGGTGTCAGATATCATACACACATTCTACTCCCCCCCGTCACACATCACCAACGGGGAAGGGTAGAATCATGAGCATGACCGCAGTAGCCCGCCTACTAGCCGAAACCACCGGACTCCGATACCGCATGCTCACCATGTGCGCACCATCCGCCATAGCATGCCCCCGCTGTGGCGCCGAACCCGGACACGAATGCATGTCCAACACCGGACACCGACCACTGTCCTACCACGCCCCACGGCGCAGACTCATAGCGGCAATGCAGGACGACGACGCACTAAAACTACTACTCGGCGTATACGAGAATCTCGCCATACAGATCTCCGGAGAATCCGTCTGGGCGATGCGGGCAGAGATCCTCCGTCAACTCCTCACCACCATAGAAGACGACAGATGAGCCAAAGAGGAATCGTGATCACCAAGCCACTAATCAACTCCCACTGGATCGACGCCAGAAAAACAGACGTCCCAGCAACCGCCCTGGACAAGGCAGCTGGCGACGGCCCATACCGCCGAATCGTCAAAGTAGTTGGATGCGCGAACGGACGCTCCGTCTGCGTGGACGGCATGTGGCAGGAACAACGCGAAGGAGAGTGGAAAACGCTGACCAAGCGAACCACGTATTGCGATATCAAATCGTTCTGGCGGAAATACCAAGAACTCGACGATAAGGAAAGCGCATGAGACGCCGCGACCCACAAGCCAACACCGGGTGCATCAACTGGCCCACCAACACATGCCAGAACACCGGAGAAGGCGGCATGTGGGCCTACGCCATCGTCGCACCAACCGAAGATTGGGAAGACAACTTCGTCCACTGCTACGGACCAACCACCACAATCAACCTACCCATGCCCGACGTCGTAACCAACGACTCCGGTGAAATCTACGAAAACCTCCCAGAACCAGACGACACCTACCCCCACGCCTGGTGCCACGTCGGAAAACCCGTCCTCGCCGCCATATGTCTAGGCACCTCCGGAGGCTCCTGGCACGACGAAAGGACAGGGGATTACTGGGCCTGTACCCAAGATGACCTGACCGACGCCGGACGCGCCCTGATCGACGGACTAAGCGCCCTATACGGCAACGTGACCGTACACATCACCACATACCTCGACACCTGAAGAAATTGACCATGTCCAACCCACTGCCCAGTACATATGACCGCTGGACAGGCGACCCCGACACCGACCGGGCCGAACTCATCGCCCAAGCCCGCCTAGCCGCACCCCACACCCCACCACCAAACCGACAAAGCGCCCTCCCCGGATCAGCCGACGTCGTAATCACCATCACCCTGATCGTGCTGCTGATCGGGATCGTCCTAGCCGCATCGTCCTAATCCGCGCACATTCCAGGAGGACAAGCCATGACCACGATCGCCCAAGCCATCACCGAAACCGCCGACCTCCCCAACCCGCAGGCCATCACCCCACTCGTCGCCGCGATCCTCACCCAGACCGCCAACGACAACGCCTACCGCACAAACGCCCTACTCGACGGATACCAGGCCGACCTCGACACCGCCAGGGCAACCATCGCCGCGATCCGCGACACCATCCGCGTCCTGTTCGCCGGCCCGTACATGCCCACCCCCAGCGCGGTAATCGCCTGCCTGTACCCAACGACGGAAGAAATCGACCACTACCGCACCAACTCTGGAGAGTGACCATGCGCGCCGTGAACGGCGACCCCGACTACAAGCCCGCCACAACTCCCGAAGAAATCCAGGAGCCCGCCAACGAATTCGGCTGCCTACCCCAAGAAGACCCCGCCCACGCCGGCTGGGACCTATCAATGGGCGCCCGTATCAACTACGGACGCGACCCCAACGGCCAGCTCTGTGTTGATCTGCACCTCGGCCCCGACTACGACGGCAGCGGCATCGTCCGCCGGGCAGTAACCCCCAACCAGCTCGTCCAACACGCCATGCACCTACTACAGGTCGTGCGTGGCGAAATCCTCCTCGACGGAACCCGGCCCGTGGCTATGGCCATGGCTCGCCACGATATCGACGAAGCGATCGAATACATCCAAATCGCTAAACGCCTCCTCAACCGCCAGCATTGAAAGGACCCCAACACCATGACCACCGAACCCGCCACCGACCAGCTCAACACGATCCTCAACGACCTCGCCACCATGCCCCGCGAGGAAGCCCGATCGAAGCTGTACCGCCAGCTGGATGGACTGCTGAACAACGGCCCGGCATCGGCTCTCATCACCCTCATGGTGGATGCGGTAATCGCACTGGCCGACGAACGCGGCTCGCACGCGTCGAAGGAGGCCGCCGGCAAGACTCCGGCCGACAAACCGTGTGATCCGATCGTGATCGTCGATTCGGCAACGCTCACGATCAGATGCGCCGAGACTTCGGGCATCATCGTGCAGACCGGCCCATCATGCCTATGGAGGTCCCTGGCCCGAGCGGTGGCCACACACCGCTGCGTGACGTCAGCACCGAAAGGGGACCTGGCAGCCGACAAGGCGTGGGCCGCGCTTGACGAGGTGCTCATGCCGATCGTGGCCAGCGAGCTGGCCAGGCAGGCCGTCGACCGGTGCGACACCTGTGGCGACACCGGCGAGATCTACGAGGAGGGGCAGCCCACCGGAGTACACGGGGGTTTCGCGCCCTGTCCGGACTGCCGCACCACGGGAGTGAACCGTGAGGAAGGGGAAGACTGATGGCGAGCGATCTTGAGCGTCAGGCGTACCACGGAGAAGTCGCGGCGGAGCGTGTGAAATTGCTTCGCGAGGTGGACGACTTGCTCAGATCCGCGCAGGATGCGCGGGATCAGGTCGCTACCGGTGGGACTCTTACCGTTTCGGAGGCGCGTCGGTTGGCAGCTGTTGCGGCTGAGGTGGTGTCGCTGACTGCGGTGGTTGTGGCGTTGGAGCGGGTGCGGTTCCTGGCGGATGGCGCTAGCTGACTGACAACCGATGCCAACGTCCTATGTCCCCCCGTTGGACAAAACCAACGGGGGGACGTAGACTTTTGGTATGACGGACACCACAGACCAACCAGGCGACCGGTCTCCCGAAGACATCGATACCGAACTCGCCGAACTGGATGCCACGCTCAGCCGCTGCTATCGCGAGATCGACCACCAGCTGGACCTAGCCCACCGCGCATTCGGGGACACCCCAATGCGCTACCCCCGGGGAGCCCGGTCGGCGGTCTGGCGCACAACTCCCGAACAGACCCGCGAACGCCTAGCCGTCCGCGCCCGGTCGGCAGATCCGACCACCGCCTGGTTGATCTACAACGAGGCAACGATTCTCGCCACCCTCACCAACCTGGACCAAACCGTCGTCACCACAACCGTCCGCATCACTTTGCTGGAAGACGAGTACGACCGGCGACAGTGGTCCCGATTCTTTCTGGTCACCTCCAGTGATGGACGGATCCATTCCTCCCGGAGCTGCTCTACCTGCCGACCCACCACGGAGTACGGATGGCTCCCGCGACTGTCCGGCCGTACCGAGGCTGAGGCCGTCAACGAGCACGGACCTCTGCTCTGCTCGGTGTGCTTCCCAACCGCACCGGTCGAGTGGACCCACAAACCGGAGCGCTCGCATTGCGCGGGGAGAACTCCGAAGGTCGACACGATCCGCTCTTGGGCCCGTGGCCTGTTCGCCGAGTGCCCTGTCTGCGGAAAGAGCATCGACGTCAAGGCGAATGGTGAGCTGAGGAAGCACCAGCCACCGAAGAGCGCCTAGCACTGACAGGAAGGAACCACATGGGATACACGAAGATCAAAAGCAAAATCGTGATAAGTGCCGCAGACGGCTGATACCAGGCTGATAGAGACGTCCTCGACCAGGACGGGAAGAGCCAACCAGCCCTTTCACCGACAGGGAGAAACCACATGGACGACACCAGGTACACGGACATCAAAACCGCAGAAGACGTCACCGACGAGGTCATGAAGATCGTGCTGGACGTAGTCGACGGCTGGTACCAGTTCGGTCGGATCGACTGGGAAGACGTCCTCGACCGGGTCGAGGGAAGCGAACTCGAAGACGGAAGCAGGATCGACTTCGGCGACGGACTGAACGAGGCCAGCACCGACACCAGCGGAGCTATCAAGAAGATCAAGGCCCTTGTCCGGAAGCACCGCCGCAGCCAGTGACCTAGCTCATAGCGCCTGCCCGTGGGGAAACACGGGCAGGCGCACCTACGACAGGAGTAGCACCATGCTGGACACCATGACCGTAACCGTTCCGGAGGGCACCTCTGGCAACGTCTCGATCTGCCGGATGGTCGCCGGACCACCCTCGCTGCGAGACATGATTCGAGACTCCGAACGCCTGGTACCTGAGGGATACCAGTTCACCGCCCTGTACCGACACGGTTATCTGTGGATGTCGGACACCCCAGCCGAACGTAGAGATCACTTTCCCGCGCTACGTAAGGCGCACGAACTGACCGCCCGACGCGTCCTGATCAACGGTCTCGGCCTGGGGATGGTAGTACAGGGCCTGCTACAGGTTGCCAGCGTCGAGCACATCGACGTCGTGGAGATTGATCCAGATGTGATCGCCCTGGTCGGTGACCACTACCGTCAGCAGGCGACAGCGGCCGGCAAGACCATTGAGATCCACCAGGACGACGCGTACACGATCCGCTGGCCACGTCAGACCACCTGGGATATCGCATGGTCGGACATCTGGATGGATGCGACCACCGACAACCTGCCAGAGATGACCCGTCTCAGCCGCCGGTACGGCAGACGAGTCGCCTGGCATGGGCACTGGTTGCGCGAGACATTGCGAACTATCCAGCGTGAAGAGCGGTTGCTTCAGCGGCAGCGAGCCGCGTTGGTCGGTAGATGGTAGAAATACCCCACGCCCCCCGTTGGACAAAACCAACGGGGGGACGTTACAATGGTGGTATGGCAGCCGCCATCGAAGATCACGCGATATCCATTCCCATCCCGAGACGGACCACCGTTTCATCCACTCAACAGAGGATCATCATGACCACGCCAGACCCCACCTCAGCACCAGATCTGTCGAAGCTAGTTGCAACGTTGGATGTGATGACACCGACGTGCGATATCGCATTCGTGACAGATTTCCTGGCGTACCACCTCGCCAGCAATCCGCCGGCCGAACCCGAAGGCCCATGGAAACCCGGAAGCGAACATGTTCGCTGGCCCTCTGTGGCCCGACTGATCGTCGAGCGGTTCGGCGACTTTGAGATCTACGCCAAGGCCGAAGAAAATGCATCCGTGATCGGATATAATGACCTGATTCGCGCGTCTCTACGTGAATGTCTGAAATGCTGTGAACAGATGACGATAGAGGCTAGTGCACTGCTACACGAGCTGACTCACAAGGTCTACGACGTCGAGTTCGCCGAGGGTTACCAGGGTGAGGACATGGAGCACATGCTGAAGCAAAACATCAGACACTTCAGGCGTGTCATCGCCCTGTTCGACCAGGCTGTCGCCTTCCACTGACCAAAAGTCCCACGTCCCCCCGTTGTGCGAAAGCCACGGGGGGACGTAGACTTTGGGTATGACGAACACACAGCAGACCACCGATGACCCGACCTATCAGGTCCGGCGCTTCGCGCACGTCCTTATCCGCACGATTGCCCACCACGGCGGCAAAGAAAAGGTGTTCGTCCAAGCAGATGGAACACTGCGGGTCGTGGCCCGTAGCGTCGCCGAGGCCAGCGTCATGATTCATCGCGCCGAGCACTACGGACAGGTGAAGCTGTCTGAGATTGCCGACGTCTACCAGGTGCGATTCTGGGGCACCGATCTGGTGGGTACCTATCCGACAGTGGCGACTCCGACTCGACCGGGCGTCGATGTCCGTACCGGAATGATCATCGATCAGTCCAGCCCTGAACTGGTCTCCCCCTGGCGATACACCTGTGGACACTGCGGACAGCAGCCCCTACATCACACGTCTACCTGCCCGAACAGGCGACACTGAACTCACCGAACGTCCCACGTCCCCCCGTTGTGCGAAAGCCACGGGGGGACGTAGACTTTGGGTATGACGAACACACAGCAGCCGACGACCACCCGTACCCGCCGCATCCGTCGTCCCGGTATCCCGATGACACAGATCAAGGTCACGTGCTCCGCACCTCGTATGGATCCACATTTTCCCGGAATTCGCGCCAGCAAGGGACGGGAGATCTGGGGCGCCGAATCTACTGATGGCATCTGGACCTATGAGCGCTCTGAAGAGCCAGGCACACCATGGGTAGTGACCCATCAGCCAACAGGTCACATCGAGTTCTTCGCCTCACTGCCGAAAGCTCGGCGCTGGACCTGTAGTGAGCACGCTATTTCTGACATTTGTCAGGTGCTGACCGCGCGACGACTGTATGAGACTGGAGAAGAATCCAGTGACAGTTTGGTCGCCCTGGTCGCGTTGACGGTCCTGGCAGCCTGACCAAAAGTCCCACGTCCCCCCGTTGTGCGAAAGCCACGGGGGGACGTAGACTTTGGGTATGGCAAATCGTAAGATCAAGATTCAGGTTGTCCTGGAGATCGAGGTCGACCCACGCACGTGGGCAAAGAACCGCGACCTACTCGACCCCACCGGCGGGTATCAGCTCTTCAGGATCTACGAAGACGTCAACAACGCCTTCCAGAACCTAGCGCTCGACTCCAACCTGGTCGAGGAGATGGAAGCGACCGTCAACGGCATTCGTCCCGATCCCTCGCTCCCTACCCTCCCACCAGCCCTCGTCCGCCAGGACGACGGTACCTATGTCCGCGTCGAGGACGGCTTGCGTAGTCCCGCAGCGATCTCCCAGACGATGACAGAGCGATTCAGCTACGCCTGCAACGACGGTGAGATCCTCGTGACCGAAGACGACGACGTGTTCCGACTCGACTACCAGGGCAACTACTTCCAGAAGCAGGGACCATGTGACTGCCACTTCGGCAGCTGCGATTGCGTACAGACAGGGCGAGAGGTCGTCAACCGGTACGACATCGAAGTCGGTGGCGACTACACGACGATGATCACCTGTCCGGACTGTACCGAACGCATGGAACAAAGTATCTGACCAGCTAATACGAAACGGCGCCACGCTTGGGGGACGTGGCGCCGTTTCGTATCGATCAACTATGGCAGTTGGACTATATCAGTCCATCCTGCCCAACGCGCTTACCTACGTCGGCTCCACGACCCGCCACACCGACTTGCCCTACACTCGCCGAGGAGTCGACCGGAACCGTAGACGAGACCAGCTCATCGCCACTCTTCAACAGCCCGAACGCCGCTACCAGCCCCCAGCACGCCCCACAAATTCCGATCACGACCAGGACGATCGTCACCCACGGCCAGATCTTCCACTCTCTGGATATCGCCTGTTTTCCTCGATATACGGTCATGCCGTAGATCGTATGATCGGTGGCACCGTACAAGGAGCTCCCTGACCATGGAAAAACCACAACCACCGATGTGGGCGAAGATCATCGCCTCGATCATCGCGGCAACGATCCTGATCTTGATTCTCGCGATCGTCATCGGAGGTCTCGTAAATCTCGTCGTCGCTGTCTGGACCTAGAAGAAGAGTCCCAACCAGTTGGTTGGGACTCTTCACAAAGACGAACTTCCAGCCGACTTCAGTCGTTGTCAGTCCAGGAGAACAGAAGCTCTTCCTCGACGGGCTCATCGTCCTTGTCGGGAGTACGGAGAAGAATGACTTCAGAGTCATCCTCAACATCCAGTCCCGAACTACGCAGTATGTCCAAAAAGTATGACTTGACCGAATTCTTCACACCTTCCATGATCTCCGTGAGCGTAAGACGGACCACCTGATGGTCTGTATCTTCCTTCAACCGATACATACTGGAAGAAATCTGCGCCATATTCATAGCATCCTGAGCGATACGCTTCACCCTCCTGAGCTCCACCCCCATGGCCCTCGGAGATACCAGACTGATCGGACGCCGATCGATCATGCTCAATCCCGCCGCAGCCAGTACCTGTGTCACCAGCTCTTCTGACAGTCCAGGATCGGTCAGGACAACTCCGATACTTCGGCTGCCCCGCTGGTGGATCAGCCGGTAGTCCGAGCGGTCGACCTCCGCATCGTCGAGAGCACTTCGCACCGTCCGGCTGATCCCCTCATCGAGAAGACGGAAGAGCTGAGCGTCCGATACCCCCAACACCCTGGCCGCGCGAGTCATCCGACCACGCTGCTTACCAACCAGCCTACGTAACGCTGCGTTCCGGGCTGCCATGAGTTTCATTTCTTCCTCGCGCCACGTCTCACGGGCAGTGCGTAATGCTGTATCGGCCGCACGGTAGATCTCGATCTCTAATTCAGATATCTCAATCGTGGTCATGATCTTCTCCTCATGTCGTATCCCACCATCCTACGTTGCGACGTAACCAAACACAACGGGGGGGAGTCGACAAGAGGGGGGTGCCACCACGAACACCGAACCAACGACAAGAGGGTCTACCAGACGGTAGACCCTCTTACCCCCCAGGAGGACACCACAGCACCCTATGCACCGGTATCCCGCGCTCAAAGCGTCAACGAACATCAATCACAGACCGACATCCGTCCCATCACGCATCATCACCTACCAACAGAGCCCAGACCAGTAACCAGCCAGCCAAAGGAAACCAGCCAACCAGACACCCAAGATCAACGCACGGACATGATCACATCCACCATACAATGATCTTCACAGAAACCGGGGAGGTAGTCATGGGAATACAACGGCTTGACCTCGCCACCGACCGAGACCCCTGGGACCGCCAACCAAACGAATCAGCCAAACAGTACGGACGATTCACGTGCTACCGAGATCTCGGCCGGATACGCACCCTAACCCAGGTACACAAGATCCTGACAGCCAGCGGAGACACACTCAAATACGGCACACTACGACAAACCGCCTACGAGTTCAGGTGGACCACCCGCGTCGAAACCTGGGACATCTCCCAAGACCAGGCCGATCGCGAGCAGCTCATCGCCGAACGCCGCGACATGATCAAACGGCACCGATCCGTCGCCAGCGCACTCCTCACAAAAGCCATACAAGCACTACAAATCATCCCAGTAGCCGAAATGGAACCCGCAGACGTCGCCCGATACGTCAAGCTCGCCACCGATATCGAGCGCATCGCCATCGGCGAACCACAACGCAGCATCGCCCTCACCGGCCCAACCGGCGGCCCCATCCAAACCGAAGATCTCACCAATCTGACCGCAGAGGAACGCCGCTCACGTCTTGCAGAGATCGTGTCCGAGCTGTCCCGGAGAGCTGGAATCGGTGAGGCAGACGAGGACGAATGATCACATCCATGCCATGATCGGATCACCAGACAGAGGGGGACCACCATGTCACACGACCAGCAACCACCAGCAACCCCCATACCAGCATCCACCGGACAAACCATCGGACACCTCGCCGCTAGCTTCGCCGCTACCGTGATTGTGATGCTGGTGCAATTCGGGGTACCGATCAGCCCCGAGCAGCAAGCCGCCATCCTGTCAGTGATCGTGACCGGATGGGCGTTCGGCTCAGCGATATACGCGTTTTGGCACCGTTCCCGAACCAACACCATCGCCATCGCCGCTCACCAGCAACAGGTCACAGCACCGACCCTGCCAGCGGCCGAACCACGCTGACCCAACCACCCGAGAGAGGCACAGATGGGAGACCTTCCACTCGCCGACGGCACCCACAGAGACGGCACCCACAGAATCCGCATGTTCCCGCTCGACGAAATCCCCCCGGCTGATCACAACCCGAAACTTCACGACATCATCCACCTACGCCAACTCATCAGCCGTTTCGGATACACCACACCTGGACTGCTCGACGACCGTACCGGGAGACTGATCGTGGGCCACGGCCGCCGTGAAGCACTCCTCGCGATGCGAGCCGACGGCGAAACCCCACCCCGGGGAATCGGGATAACCGACGAAAACCAGTGGCTAGTACCCGTGATCACCGGATGGTCATCGACGAGCGACGCCGAAGCCGCCGCCTACCTGGTCGGCGACAACCAGGCCACCATCAACGGCGGATGGAACAACGAAGAACTTCAACACCTTATCGACGAGATCGAAAAGGTAGATCCCACCCTCGTTGAGATGACCGGCGTCGACCTCGACGCCCTGAACGACCTGATCAAAGCGAACGAGCCCCCGGACCTAGACGACCTCGCCGCGAAACTGGGAGATCCTCAGGAGTCCGACACGTGGCCATCAGCCCGGATAACCGCCCCACCCCACGTCATCGCCGCGTGGCGTGACCAGGTCTCCCAGTACGCCGACGACGATCACCCCGAGGCATCCGCGCTCGCCGCGCTCCTGGAAGTCGACCTCTGCTTATGATAGAGATCGTTTCCTACCCGATCGACGTCCTGACCTCGTATCACTACTTCCGCACGGATGCCGAACGCATGGCCAATCTCCACGACCAGGGCATCATGCGGTTCGTCGCCGACTCTGGCGCGTTCTCCGCCCACCAGCTCGGCGCGACCATCAAACTCGCCGATTACGCGGCGTGGTGCCACCAACTCCGCAGCCGTCTGCACTGGTGCGCGGCCCTCGACGTCATCGGCGACCCACAAGCCTCCTGGACCAACTGGACAACTCTCCAAGATCGCCATCACCTACAGACCGTACCAACCCTGCACGCCGGTACCGACCCGAAATGGCTCGACGCATACGCCCGACAAGGCGTCGACCTCATCGGCCTCGGAGGAATGGCAGGTCTCGGCCAGGCCCCCCGCGCATACCGATGGGCGGTCCACACGATTCGACACGCTAGGGATCACTGGCCCCAGATGCGATTTCACTTCTGGGGAGTGACCGGCTGGCAGTTCCTGGAAACCCTACCGGCCTGGTCAGCGGACTCATCCGGTTTCCTCGGTAACGCCCGTAGGTGGGGAATAATAAGGATCTTCAATCCAAAAACTGGAAAAGTCGTGCTCGCTAGTCTGCGCCGCGACGCCGGAAACACCCTCTACAAGATCGCCCCCCTGCTCCGGGAGACCTACGGAATCGACCCGGCAACCATCCAGACATCCGGTGAGACGAACCGCGCCACGATCATGCGCCTAGCCATCGGCTCATCCCAGCGCTACGCCACCTGGCTACAACAACGCCACCAGGTGACAGCACCTGCCAGCTACCACGGCGAGGCGACCACCGGACCACGCATCTACGTCGTCTCGGGGAAGATCGGAGACCTGGAAGCGGCGGTCCACGAATGAAACCGTTTTACCCCATTGACGCGCTGATCAGCCATCACTATTTCCGCGAACCCCGCCAGGTCGCCGAGGTCATGCAGCTCCAACAGGCCGGCATCACCCGCTTCATCGGAGACTCCGGAGCGTTCTCCGCCCTGTCCCTCGGCGCGACAGTCGACCTACCAACCTACGCGACCTGGTGCCGTACCTGGTGGAACCGGTTCTGTTGGTGCGCGTCTCTCGACGTCATCGGCGACCCTCGCGGTTCCTGGGAGAACTGGCACACCCTCCGCGACAAGTACGACCTACTTACCGTCCCAACGCTGCACGCTGGGTGCGGAACGGAATGGTTGGACGCGTACGCCCACGAGGGCGTTGACCTCATCGGTCTCGGAGGAATGGCCAGCAAGGTCCAGGCTCCCCGCGCGTTTCGGTGGGTACTGGAGATGATCCGCCATGCTAGGGATCACTGGCCTGTGGTGCGGTTCCACCTCTGGGGAGTGATCGGACATAACTTCCTGGAAACCTTTCCCGTCTGGTCAGCGGACTCCTCTGGCCTGCTGATCAAGGCCGCGAAGTTTGGGGATCTACGGCTGTTCGACCCAGCACTGGGTGCCAACCGCACCGTGCCGTTACGAGGTAACGCTGTGTACAAGATCGGAAGACTTTTACGGAAAACCTACGGCGTCGACCCTGCGATGATCGAGCGCTCGCACAGCGGTAACCGTGATCTGCTGATGCGTCTCCAGATCACCTCGGCGCAGTACTACGCGGACTTTCTCCAACGCCGCCACCAGGTCACCCCACCGGTGATGTTCCGAGACGGGGCAGCCGCCCGGTTGCGTGGTCCCAGACTGCACATCGTCGATACCAACTTCGACCAGCTCAAACCGATGCTCAACGAGCGGTAGCCGGATCCCAGACAGTGATGGTCTGGGATCCGGCTACCGACCGGCTAGGAAATATCAGAAAGTATCGAGTTGCTCGTCTCCCCTGACACCTTGCGGATGATCAGGGCACCCACACGACGCGTAGGAATTAATAATGATGTCGGCGTAGACGACGAACCGCGTCGCGTCGATGACCTCCTTAGCCGTCTGTAGCGTCACCCAGTTCGGCCGGTTACGGAGCCTGCCGAGATTAGCCAATGCCCGCTCATGGTTGGTGATCGCTCCCCGCAGCCGAGCGACGATCTGAGTGTCGCGCACACGATCGGACAACGCGTCGACAATGTCCTGACTCTTCGCGTAGAACCTCGCCGTCTTGGCTGCACTGCGCTCATCTGGCGGACGCATCTCATAGCAGATCTCAGCCTCGACGGTGGTGTACAGGTCGTCGATCAGCTCGCCGATGGGACGATCGGACAGCGACATGGTGATCACCTTTCTGTGTGGTCGAACTGACCATCACAGTTTACGGTCCCCCGAAATATTTCGCAACGGGTATGGGTAGTATGAGGTATGGCACAACATCGACCATCACGCTTCACCCTCCCCGCATTTCCCCCACCAGCCCCATCGTCGACCCGCGCACCACGACGCCGAATCGAAGCAGGCTTCCAAGCAGCGGTCATCGACCTCATCACCTATCGGCAGCTGTGGTGCTTCCACCTGACAGACTCCCGTACCGCCCCGGCGGGCTGGCTGGACCTGACGATCCTCGGCCAGGGCGGTATCCTGTTCCGCGAACTCAAGACCGCGACCGGACGCCTGTCCAAGGCGCAGAAACATGTCATCGGACTGCTAGAAGCCGCCGGACGAGACGTCAAGGTCTGGCGGCCCGTAGACCTCCAGTCAGGGCTGATCGTCCGGGAACTCGACACGATCCGTCGACCACGTCCCCGACTCCAACCCGAGGACGTCGCCTGGCTAGTGCGCGAGCTACGCGGCTACGACCAGGCACGTCCAACCGGAGACCAGGTTTGGTCCCACTGGCGGAACCTGCTAGAGATCATGCTCAAAGTTGACGTCGGAACTCTCGACACCACCACGAACCACTAGGAGAAACAGATGTTGGTGACTATTCAGGTCGAGTCTGACTCGACCGTACTGGAGATCCGTCAGGAGAATTTGCTACCACATATGACATCACAGAAGACATTCGACGCAAACCTGGTTTCCGCCGTAGTGACGATGGGCGAGTGCGCTGGTCGGATGATCGCCGCTCTGGTAGCTGGGGGTGAAACGCCGATAGACGTCATGATCGAAGAGTTTCAGAAGAAAGTCATTCGATCGGCGCGGAGCAGCATCTCTGATACGGCGCACGTCTGTGATGGGACTGGGTGCCGCTGAGGGTTCCTCAGGTTTCGTATTTACCGTGACCCCGAACAGTGTGTTCGGGGTCACATTTTTCGGGAGGGAGTGACAGAACACTCCGGGGGGACGTAGACTTGTGGCATGACGACAATGACCCTCAAGACCGAAAACGCCCAGATCATCGTGGAAGTCATCAGCTACATGTCCTCCAGGACGGTCCTCCGTGGGGTTACGGAAATCAACACCCTGCTCGATGACGCCATCACCTACGTCACCAACAGGCACCGCTACAACCACCGCTACAACCACAACTGCGCCGACTCCAAAGGGTGCCAGTTTGGCAATCCGGAGCACATCGACCGTCTGCTCTCCGAAGCCAAGTACTACATCGTGAACTTCGTTCGTGTTTACGCCACTCCCACCTCCAAAGAACTTCGGGAACTGGCGGATCTGATCGAGGCAGCTAGCAATCTCTACCTCGGCATCCTCGCCGCGCGCGACGAGGGCATGCTTGCCATCCCCGAGGACGCCGAGGTAGAGATCAAGTTCGGACATGCGAGCGGCTCCGACATCACGATCGTCGTATCCGCGATCGACCCGGGTGGTCTCCCCATCCTGGACCAGGTCCACACCGTGATCGGTGAAATCCTCGCCGACTCGACCTGGTGCGATTACACCCACGCCACCATCGCTGGTTCTCTGATCGCCCAGTAGTCAGCCACCACCCAAATATCCCACGTCCCCCCGTAGCGTCTATGCTATGGGGGGACGTATACTTGTGGGAGTACCGCACATCAAACCGGAGGACCCCATGACCAGAGCGAACTACCAAACCGGAGCGCTCCGCGCACTCAAATACCTGGCAGACAGTTCCATGAGCAACAACGTTCCGCTACGAACCAAAATCGAACACGTGATCGAATACTACGAACTGGTCGAGCTGAAAGACTTCGCCGACGCGATCGACTACGCGATGCACTACCTCGCCATAGCAGCGAGGCAGGTCCCCACCGCGTTCGTACCGTCGATGACCTCCGTCGCCGACCTCATCGAAGTCGACCGCACCTACACCATCGGATCAATCTGTCGACAGGCGATAGAGCTCATGACCTGCGACATGCCCCCCAGCATCCTCGATCACCAGCTGGCAGCGCAGGCTCTCCGAGGAATCGCCCACACCATCACCACGACACCCGGGGATACGATTCTGAATCTTCTCAACTCGGCCACGTTCGGCGCTCTGATCCGGAAAGAGCTTAAGCAACCCGGCTACCACGACGCCGACCACCCGAACTGCATCCGTAGAGCCATCTGCGCCAGACTCACCAAGGCCGCAGACCAGGAAGTCAACCTGGAGAACTTCCCCCTGGACGTCGTCCCACTGACTAGCCTGGTTGGTCTGTTCAACCGGGCAGCGAACATGGTCGATCCGATCTGGCCGTAACGGTCCAGAACCCAGACGAGGTAGACGACCTCATAGACGATGCCCTTGGCATCTGACCAATCCACCTGGCCCGATGGACAACCACCGGGCCGCAACCACGAAAGGACAACCGTGAGCAAAATCTACTTCCACACCCTGACCCACACGGTAGAACTCATGGGCTCCGAACGCGGCTGGCTCCGCGCTGTGGCCGCGAACACCGCTCGACCCTGGTGGGGCCTGGACGGATCAATACCAACAAGCGAATGGACCTCACACCGGGCATTCGACATCATCGACATGATTACCCCCGGGACGTGTGGCCAATACGTCATCGACGTCGCCAGATCCGTCCGGAACGGCCGATACGACGACGCCACGATCAAGACCCTCATCGACGTCCTCGCCACCTGCCTTCGCGTCAACGACGTCCCATTCCGCGTCGGCGACCACGTCGTGTCGTCGGCGAACGTCGAACTCAACACCGCGCTCGCCACCGGCAACGACCTCGTGTGCCTTGCCGCGAAGATCCACGGATGGTGTGAGATCCACCCCTGGTTCGAGGAGACCGACCGAGCGTGGTGCGCTGACATCATCGAACGCGCCCTCACGGCCGGCGTGTACCGCTCCGGTCTGTGGTACACCGGCCACTGCGGGCAACGCACCTGGTGCGAGCAGGGATGGACGGATGTCGTCGCCCTTCTCCGTGACACCACCACACACCCCGGACCGGTAGTCCTGTCCTACTCGATTTGCGACGGATTTCCGAATCCCGACGTAGCCCTCACCATGCCGACCTGGCCGAACGGAATCCCCAAGGACTGGAATGCATTGACCACGGTCCAGCAAGAAGAACGCCGTACGGCGATCACGGCCTGGTACAACCTCCCCGAATCCCAACAGTGGGAGACCGCCATGGACGGTATCCGCCGTGACCAGTCATGGGCGAACATCGGACCGACGAACCTCACGACCACCACGTTTGGTCCGCCCATCACCCTGTTCGACCTGTTTCATACGGACAGAGTCGACCGAGTTCACGCGGCGTACGCCTCTGCCGTAGTAGACGGAAAAGCCGAAGATACGGCACGGAATGACCCGAGGAGAACAGGCGACAGATGACCAGCATGATCTTCAAGGTTGATCCGGAATCCGACGCCGACCGATACATGATCTAGTCCACCGTGAACGACATGCCGAGCCTGGTCGGTTTGTCAAACCGGGCAGCGAACATGGTCGACCCGATCTGGTCGTAACAGTCCAGAACCCAAACGAGGGACGCCCCGAAAACATCCGGGGCGTCCCTCGTCGTTCGACCACCCGCTACCCACCCAGCATAGCCGCGAACGCAGCCTGATGACGCACCTCATCACCCCGGATCTCGACGAACAGCTCAGCTTCCGCCACATCACCAACAGCCGTCGCCTCACCCGCCCACGTCGCATACGAGGCGACCGCACCATCCTCAGCCGCGAGCGCCGACGTGAGATTCTCCGTGGTGTCGACCGAGACCAGGCCAGCAAGACTGGCCAGCTCAGCGAAGTGCTCGTACAACTCGATCTCCGACAGACGCAGGAAGAACGCCCCAACGGTCGTGTTACCGCGCTGATAGGCAGCTTGCGAGAACATCAGGTACCGCGCCGACGCGAACGCCTCACCACGCATCGCCGCCCACAGATTCGTCAGGGTCCGTCCCGTTGACTGCGTCGGTCCGGCAACGATCGCAACCGGACTGACCGTGGGCAGTACTGGCCACCTACCGCCGACTCTCACGACGTGTCGGACCCGCGTCAGCGTCCTCTGGTGCGAGCACTCGTCTCTGGCCAACTCCGCGAACAACTCCTCAGCCACCACGTCTCCGTCAACGCCAGCCTGAGCAGAGAACCCCGGATAGAGCGTCCTGGCCTCGGCGCGCTCATCGACGATCGCCGTCCCGAGATTCGCCACGTCCGAACCGACCAGCTGGTACGCGGCGGCCAGCTGGGAAAAGTGATCGTCTCTCTCCTCGTTGGCGGTCGCGACCAGCAAGCTGGCGACATCCGGGTTTCCGGTAGCAGTCGCGCGTACCGACCAGGCGTGATATTCGGCGTACGCAAGCGCCTCATCGTGCATCGCGGTCGACAGGTTGATAGTGGTCTGTCCGGACGTGGCGACTGCCGGATGACCCGACCCAGCGACCAGGGCGCAGACCAACCCGCCAGCAACGATCACGTTCGTCAGTGCTCTGAAACGCATTTCGTGTCCCTCCTACGATTGAGTGATGACTGGATTCACCATCTTGCATACCACCGAGGATGACTCCACGGCATCCGCCACGCAGCAATAAGGTGTCTATCTGCCGTAGGGCTACCCCATACGAGGTCTGATCGAGGACGGTTCGCGAGTGAGGATGCTCCGGAGAAGGCGATCTGTCATACGCAAGAGGGGAGCGAATTACTTCGTCCAGTAGTTGATCAAGTCTAGGGACGCCGCGAAACGTAAGATAGCGGACTACAAAGACTGGCCCCACCCGTTGTCGAAACCTACGGGGTAGGGTAGACTTTTGGTATGGCGAACGACATCACCCACACCTACACCAACGACGGCAACGAAAACCCCTACACCGTCTATCGCATACTCCAGGAAACCGGCAACAGGCTCATGACCACCGACAGCGTGGTCGAAGCGATCGAAGCAGCCATGACCGAAATCGTTCCCAACGTCTCCGATCCCGGAGACCACTTTGCCGCAGCCCTCGACGTAGCCGTAAACGCCGGCATCTCCTTCTTCGACGGAATCACCGACCAGCCCTGGCTGGTACGTCGTGGACGCGAGGAGACCCTTCTTGCCGAGGCTCTCGTCTACGCTCGTCAGCTGTGCCCCGCCGTATTCACCTTCACCCCGCGTATCGGCTGATCAAACACTGAAGTGCCCGCTAACCTTCGTGGTGGCGGGCACTTCCCATTTTCAAGACCAACAAAGGTCAGGGAGCGTTTCCGTCAGCGTACGGACGGTTTCCGAGAACTCCTAGGAGCCATTCGGCAGCCCACCGGTACATGCCCTCGCAGACGATCATCTCCCGCCATCCCTCGTCGCATCGGATCATGTAGCGGTCGGTGGCGTCTCCGGTGTCTTCCAGCACCATCGTGTACGTCGGACACTCCGGAGTTGGCCGGGATGTCACATATCCAGTTTCACCCATTTTGTCTTCCTTTCTAGACACGGGATGGGGTCGCACGGGGAGACCCTCCCTACCCCACGAACAACATCATGATCATACTTAGGTGACAACCCCATCGGGAGGAACCATGTCTTATGCCGTCGTCGTCCTGTCCGGAGGACTGGACTCCACCGTGGCGCTCTGGAGTGAGCTGCTGACCGCCACGATCGATCTTCGGCTAGGGCCCACGATCGAAGAAAGATGTGCCAGAGGTGTCACCGCCGTAACTGTCGATTACGGCCAACGTCACCGCAGGGAGATCAGCGCCGCGCGCGCGGTGGTCGAGTGCTGGCAAGCTGAAGCCGCCCACCGTATGAGCGAAGGACGGCGAGCTATCACGCTCGACCACGTGATTGTCGAGGCGCCGAGCCTCGGCCACGTGCTGTCAGGGTCTGCGCTTACCGACCAGACGATAGCCGTCCCCCACGGTCACTACACGGCGCCCACGATGGTGGACACGATCGTCCCGAACCGAAATATGATCATTTCCTCGATCGCGGCGGGAATCGCCGTGGCGCGTAAAGCGGAACGCCTCGTACTCGGCGTTCATGCTGGGGACCATCCGATCTATCCCGACTGTCGTCCAGAGTTCGTGCAGTCGCTACAGCACTGCATTCAGGTCGGCACGGGAACACGACTTCATGTAGATGCCCCGTTCCTGACCATGACGAAAGACCAGATCGTCAGAATGGGCGCCGATATGGCCACACCCATGAATCTGACATGGTCGTGCTACCAGGGCGGCAACAAGCACTGCGGAAAGTGCGGTACCTGCGTGGAACGACGCGAGGCGTTCTCCCTCGCGAACGTAAGCGACCCAACCGAATACGAGGAGTGACATGTATCGGATTACGAAACGGTGGAAGTTCGACGCCGCACACCAACTACACGGACTCCCCGACGACCACAAGTGTGGTCGACTTCATGGTCACACCTACACCGTGGAAGTCGAGGTATCAGCGGAAGACCTTGACGATCGTGGATTTGTGGTCGACTTCGCCGACCTCGCACCGGTCAAGCAGCTGATCGACGGAGTTTACGATCATAGGTTCCTCAACGACATCTTGCCAGCGTCATTCAACCCGACGGCGGAGAATCTGGCCTCGCTGCTCTACGCGCATATCACGATGATCTACCACGTGCGTGGTCGATCGGCTACGAATGACCCTATCGATCTTGAAATCGTCCTGCCACGTTGCGAACCGCTCCTACTTCACAAGGTCGTACCACTACGGGAAGGGGTAGAGATCACCGCTATCCGCGTGTCGGAGACCGGATCCAGCTGGGCGGAGTACCGGAATGACCTCCCTGCCAGTCGTTGAGATCATCGGCCCTACCGTGCAGGGAGAAGGACCACGCGTCGGTCGCCGCGTCGCCCTGATCCGTCTCGGAGGATGCAATCTGACCTGCGAATCCTGCGATACCCGGTACTCCTGGGACGGTAGCGAACCAACAGTTCAGGCCGGAAACCAGGCGATCATGGAACAGCTGGCGGACGTCGCAGGGAAACACCCCCTGTACCAGGTCGTCATCACGGGTGGAGAACCGCTTATCCACCAAAATCGAAACGCGTTCCGGGAACTCGTCATCGGCATACTCGCTCGGGGTATGTCGGTAGAGATCGAGACGAACGGCACGATCGTCCCCGCGCCATGGTTTCAGCCCCGACTGGTCGCGGGTGGTCTCGACGTCGTGGCGGTGTCGTTCTGCGTGTCTCCAAAGATCGTGGGAGGGCTCGCGACCGATCCCGAACCGAAACGGATCAAGGGAAACGCATTGCGTTGGTTCGCAGCGTGTGACTGCGCCACATTCAAGATCGTTTGCCGGACCGTGGACGACGTCACCCGTATCGGCACCTGGGCCGACATCAACCACATCAACCGCCACCAAATCTGGATCATGCCGGAGGGTGCCACCTGGAATGATCACATCACACGAGCGCGCGCGCTCGTCGACCGCATCCTGACCGAGGGAATGCATATCTCTTCCCGGCTACACCTGGGACTGTGGCCAACCACGATGAGGGGACGTTGATGACCGCAGCCATGGAGGGCGAACCCAAACACGATGCGGAAGATGCCCTATACCGCAATCTCCTTCACTTCATGGGACTAACCGCTCACGTCGATGACCAAACCGCGACCCGCTACGTCCGAGCGCTACGACAACTCACCTACGGGACGGCGGTCGATCCGGAACGACACCTCCAGGTGACCTTTCCCCCGGTCACAACCACCGCCGTCCTCGTGACCGTCGCGGACGTACCCTATGTCTCGATGTGTGCCCATCACATGCTGCCCTTTTGGGGTACCGCGACGATCGCCTACCTACCCAGACCAGGAGCGAAGATCGTCGGACTGTCAAAAATCAGTAGATGCTTCCGAGAGCTGGCGGCACGTCCTCAGGTGCAAGAGCAGCTGGGTCAGCAGATGAGCGACGCGATTGCCAGGAATTTGGACGTCGATGGCGTGGCCGTTGCGATCTGTGGAACCCACACCTGTATGGCGCTACGGGGTGCCACCACGGGAATCGGAGCACGGATGGTGACGACGAGCAGTTCTGGTGAGCTGGAACGAGAGCCCTGGCTGGGACAGTTCCGCAGCATCGCGGATACCGTACTCAGAGGGTAGATGTCGGGGGGCTCTGATAAGAGCCCCCCGGTCAGAGAAGTTCGAGCAGCGTAGTTCCGGAAATTCCCGTGTCCTTCTTACGGCGAGATCGCCGTGGTTTGAACGCCTTGTTCACCAGGTTCCGACACCACAGCAGATGTTCGGATCGTTCGTTGCGGGCACCGGGATCAGTAGTCTCGGCCAGCTGATCAGACCGGTAGGTCCTGCGTCTGGCCAGATAGAGCAGGTGTGAGATGCCGGTCTTGACGATGATGTTCTTCGTGGCGTCGCGGATCTCACGGATGCCGGGCTCTCGGTCGAATCCGAAGTCGATCTCACCGAGAATCGCTACCAGGTCGCGGGGATCGAGTTCGAACTCGACCTTGATCTTTATTGGTCGGTCGCTACCAGTGACAGTGGGTTCTACGGTTTCCATACCACAACACTACCAGTACCCATAATATTAGTCTACGGGGGGAAGTAGTAGGCGGAATAAATATCATCCGATCATGACAACGTCCCAGCTACGAGAACCCTGGACGATGGCAGACGCCGAACTACTCGCCGAAGCAAGGGAACTTCAGCGCCAAGACGACCAGGACGCTGCCCACGATCCCGCCAAACTCCTACACCACCTCACCCCAACCACCTACCGCTACCGCACCCACCTGAAAGTCATCTCGTCCGCCCTGGTCGACGTCCGTCAGCAGCACGACGCGCGCACCAGCGTTCACGGACCCCGACTACTCATCGAAGAACCACCACAAACCGGAAAAACCGTTACCGCCGTGGTCGGAGCGGCCTTCTGGTGGCTCATCCACCACCCCACCCACCGAATCGTCATCGGCTCACACGGCGACGCCCTCGCCGTCGACCGGGGCAGCGACATCAAAAAACTCGTCGAGGAACACGGCGACCGCTACGGACTCAAACTTGCCAGGGGCTCCACCAGCAAACAAGACTGGCGACTGGCAACCAGAGGCGGCGTCAAGAGCGTTGGTGTCGGTACCGGCATCGCAGGATGGCCAGCTGACGTCGTATTCGTGGACGACCCGCACAAAAGCAGACAGGAGGCTGACAGCATCGTCAGCCGCGAGCGAGTCTGGAAGTGGTTCAGCGCGGACATCACGTCACGACTGGCACCAGGAGCCCCGGTCATCCTGATCATGACTCCCTGGCATCCCGACGACCTCGCCGCACGGCTCATATCAGAACAGGGCCGAATCGAAGAAAGCGGCAGGTGGCGGGTCCTACGCATGCCAGCCTTCTGCGACGATCCGAAACGTGACCCCCTCGGCCGCAAATTCGGTGACCCCCTGCCACACCCCTTGATCCACCCCCGCGACACCAAATCACTCATCGACCACTGGAACGGACGCCGCGCGGCCTCGACCGTGCAGGACTGGCACAGCCTGTACATGTGCGACCCGAAACCCGAAGAAGGCGCCCTACTCCAACGCGCGCTTCTTCGCGAACGCCGCTGCTACATGACCAGCTCACCCAGTCACCCATGCGACCAGAAACCGACGAAAGCCGCCGTGGCGGTCGACCCATCTGGTGGTGGCCGAGACACCGCCGGGATCGTCGGTGGTTACCTTGGTTCCGACAAACGCCTCTATATCAGCCACGATTACACCGGCGTCATGCCCTCGGACCAATGGGCCAGAAGAGCATGCGAAATGGCCGTGCTGATCGATGCCGACCATGTGGTGATCGAAAACAACTTCGGTGGCGACATGGGTAGGTTGGCGATCCGCAGTGCGTGGGACGTCCTGATCCGAGAGGTCATGGAGCGCTACCAGAAGGCCAGAGACGAGGTAGGCCGCGACCGAACTCTTTCACCAGACACCCGACGCGCGGCCCTGGCCGAACTGGATGCCACGGTGCGCGCCTACCGGAGATTGTGTCCGAGGATCTCAACGGTCCGCGCCCGAAAGAACAAGCGGCTACGCGCAGAGCCGATCGCCCAGCAATGGACCGAAGACCGCATCAGAACCGCCACATACCTACCCGAACTGGAAGATGAGTGGGCAACATGGCAACCAGACCTCCGCGACTCACCAGGTCGAATCGACGCGAGCGTGTACCTCGCCTACGACCTATTACCAATACCAGGAATGGGATCCGGTACGGTCCGCAAGGAACCAACCGGAAACCTACCCACCTCGGGTATGTCCCCGTTGGGTGGATCGAGTGGGGGAGTGTCGAGCCTCGGCCCACTCGGATGACGTCCTCCATATCATGATCTATTTGGATTGGTCTGGTGCTTGATGGTCGATGACAGTATCGTGACGTGGTTACATATCCAACTCGACGCGGACGAGACCTCTGCCCGGGGACTCTCCGAGCAGACACGGAAAATCAAACCCGATGTAGTACGGATGGCTACTGGAGTCCTCGCGGACATCGAAGCCAAGCGGGCAATTCTGGACGCACATGAAAATGCCCGTAGTACCTATCACCGTCGCTATCGGCGTGGGGTCGGAACGGCCACAGAACGCGCGACAATCTATGCGCTAGACCACGTGGTGTGCCTGTTGGCTAACACGTACGCTGACCGCCCCGGGTTCCGCGAGGAGTGGAGGTCGCGTTGAGCGCCGCGCCGACCCCGTCGCTGATGAGCCGTAGCACGGTGGTACTCGGTGGCTTGGGGACGCTGACCGCCCTGGTTGGGCTACTCGCTGCGGCGGTCGGCGCCCCACGCCTTGTCGCTGCTGTCGGGGGAGTGCTGGCGATCAGCTGTGCTCTGGTGGCTTCTGGTCGTAGGTGTTGATGGGTTCTACGTCTACACCCATGAGGTGAGCCCGTATGATCCAGCCCACGATCACCTGTACTGTCGAGCGATTCATGACGCGACTAAGATCGATAATTGTTGTTTCTTCCAGTGATGACAGTCGTAACACTCCCGCCATCATGAGTGCTTCACGGAGAACTATGACGCCCTTGCTCGCGTCGTCTCCGGGTATTCCGTACGTCGAGGCGTCGAACTGGGATTCAGCGTCCTCGCGTGAGACGTACGGTCCGTTGTTTCGGATCGGAGAGGGTTCCATACCACAAACTACCACCCACCCCGTTACGTGTTACTACGGGGTAGAGCAAAATATGGTGGCTGGTAAACCACCATGGCAGCCAAGAAACCGCGTACCATAGCTCATGACGCGAGCGTACGAACGCTCACGTACCTTTGTGATCTACAGAACGTGTGGACGGACGGACAACGACGCCCTCTCCCCGGAGAGGGCGTCGCCGTATCTACCCACCGAGATCGTGTGACTTTCACCAGCTCCCTTTATGATCACTACATGCCGTCTGTGCTGGTACTCCTGATCTACGCCCTCGCGGTAGCCCGCCTAACGACCATCATCACCACAGACGAGATCAGTCGACCTGTCCGCCAAGCGCTGGTTCGTCGATTCGACCCGACCAAACGGCTGCATCGTTGGATCGTCTACCTACTCGGCGACGCCGAGGATGGCACCGCCAGCGGCTGCCCCTGGTGCGTGTCCATCTGGATCGGACTACTGTCCGCGCCGCTGGTATGGGCGGCCCCCACGAGTCCATGTCTGCTCGTACCGCTCATGGGGCTTGCCGCATCGCAGGTCACGGGAATGATATTCAGGATCGGCAGGTAGTGAGATGGTCGGTATCCCCCGGCAACGCAAGCCGGCCGCCAAAGACCAGAAACCCACCATCGAACAAGACCCCGCAATCGCTGACGCAAACCGCCGCGCACGGGCGATTGACCATGCCGAGCAGCTGGCCTACGTCGAAGAGCAACGCCGTAAGCAGCTGGAAGACGAACTTACCCATCCCGCACCAATAGACCCGGAGATTCGTCACGTTGCCCTGAAAGCCGCCGCGACCCGAACCCACACCATCACAGCGGCGGTTAGCCGGGTAGAACTCGACGGCGTCAGCTGGAAAAGCTACCGATTCGGTGACCGTGCCTGGCAGGCTGACGCGTGGCGACTGTACGACATAACCGGACAACTCAGATTCGTGTCGAACTGGGCCGGGAACTGCCTCTCCCGCTGCATCCTACGCGTCCACGAGGTCGACGAGCAAGGAAACATTGGTGCGGCGGTCGAGAATCCGGAGATCGCACAGCTCGGATCCGGCCCACTAGGGGTAGGTGACTCCCGCGCGGAATCACTCCGACTGTGCGGCATTGACCTGTTCGTGTCCGGTGAGGCATTCCTGATCGCCGAGGCCGAGGGTAGCCCAGACGGCTCTGATCTCTGGTGGGTAGTGACCGCCAGACAGATCAAGCGGAATGGCGACGTCATCACCATTCCCCGCTCACCCCTCCACGGTGGTGGAATATTCACCTACCGTGATGGTATTGATCTGATCCTACGATGCTGGACCCCTCACCCCAACGACACCAACGAACCAGATTCCTCAACCAGATCCGCGATTCCGGACCTACGGAAAATGGAAGCCATCCGCAAGAGAGAATTCGCGGAACTCGACTCCCGTCTGATCGGCGCCGGAGTCATGTTCGTCCCAGACAGCATGGACCTTCCCCGGGGAGAAGACGACCCACAGGGACCTGAAGGATTCTCCGCGCTCCTGATGCGCACCATGGCAGCATCGTTGCGCGATCGGTCCTCGTCCGCCGCCATGGTGCCGATCATCGTGCAGGGCAACGCCACCGACATCGACAGGGTCAAGCATCTAACATTCTGGTCGCCGATGTCGGAACAGCTGTCCGGCATGTGGCAGAACACCCTGATCAGCCTGGCCGAAGATCTCGACGTCCCACCCGAGGTCATGACCGGACTCGGCGGGTCGAATCATTGGAGTGCCTGGGCGGTCAGTGACGCTGCGGTCACCGAACAGATCAAGCCATTGGCGTCCCGGATAGCCTCCGCCCTGACCATCGGCTACCTCTGGCCAGCGTTGGAAAGCCTCGGCGTCGAAGACGTCACCCAGTTTGCCTACCAGTTCGACACGGCACTGCTGACGGTCCGACCGAACCGATCCAGCGATGCGATGACCTACCACACCGCTGGTTTGATCTCCGACGAAACCGCGCGTACCGCCGGAGCGTGGGGAGACGACGATGCCCCATCCGAAGAGGAACGCGCACGACGTATCGCCGAGCAACTTCTCCTGTCCGCACCACAGATCGCCCTCGCCGACCCCGGTATCCGTCAGCTCCTTTCCCTCCCGGAAATAGGTGCGGTACCAGCGAACACAGACCAGGGACCGACCGGAGAGCAGCCAGCGCTCGAACCCGGTAACGAGGAGAACGGGCCACCAGACACGCAACCCCAGGGGACCGACGGCCGCCCCGACGACCAGCAATCCCCACCACCACCAGTAGCAGCGATCGACCTCCATGGCTTGGACGTCGCACTTACCCTCATGGCACGTAGGGCTATGACCCTCGCCGGACAGCGTCTGGTACCACACACCCAGCGCTCCCGGTATGGCAAGGTTCCTGGATACCAGCTTTCCGCCAAACACGGCGCCGTACTCGCCGATCAGGTGTCCACCCTGCTCGCTAAAGCCTGGACTGACCTTGACATGGTCGCCCTACGGTACCGACTGGACACCACAGCACTGACAGAGCTCATGGACGGGTTCTGCCGGGAACTACTGATCCGAGGTATCGCCTATGGAGACGACCTCCTGAAGGACCTACTGTCCTCTCCAAACGTCATCCGGAGGTTGACGAACCATGTCTGACAAACCAAAGATCGACGCGCTAGAAGCAGCCCAGTCGTCACCAAACGCCATGGTCAATGCTCGGGGCGACGTATTCTACCCAGACGACGGAACAGAAGCAGCATGGTTCGCCATCGAACACGGAGCACGTCCCCTGTCTCCTGACCGGTTCCCATTCACTCCAGATCCGTTGACGGTCAAATATCTCTGGCCAGCGTTGAAAAGCCTCGACGTCGATGACGCCACCCAATATCGCCTCGAATGGGAACAGCAGTGACCGAACCGTGGACCGGAGAAGGTACTGACCCGTGGCTTCCTGACCGGATCGGATTCGCCGAACAGGCCGCCGCCGCTGAGATGGCGGTACGTAAGCAGATATGGGCCGAACTGTCCGGCTGGCTGGTCGACGTGTCCCGCGTGGTTCTTGCCACGGCGCGTCCCGATCCGGTCGCAGTGTTCTCTCAGCAGCCGGCCTGGTCAGCTGCTGTGAACCGGATCGTGTCGGACACGATCACCGACACGATCGGTACCGCGTACAAGACGATGCTCGGCGATGATTATCGGTTCGAGTCGCGGCCGATGGTCGTTGATCACCTCGCTCAGGTCACCAACCGCATGGTCCGTACCCCGGATCAGGTCTTCGATCTGGTGGCGTCCGAGGTCGCCAGGGGTGCTGAGCTGGGCGAGTCGATTCCGAAGATCGCCAATCGAATCGAGGATGTGCTTGACGTGACGCGCACGGAGCGTTGGGCTAACCGGGCGACCGTGGTAGCTCGTACGGAGACGATGGGCGCGCTGAACGCAGGTCGTACCGGGGCGTTCGCGGCGGTTGCCGAGGAGACCGGCGACGAGTTCGAACAGGTGTGGTTGGCGACGATCGACCGCCGCACCAGGTCCACGCACAAGACAGCAGATGGGCAACGGGTTCCGGTTGGGCAGCCGTTCATGGTTGGTGGCGCGTCTCTGAGGTATCCGGGTGATCCTCTCGGACCGGCCAAAGAGATCATTCAATGCCGATGCTCGTCTTTGCTTGTGGAGCCTGGCGAAACGCTGGACCTGTCGAATCGTCAGTTTCGGACGGGGTGATCTTATGGACGATCAACAGTGCTGGTTTTGTGAAGAAAGAAACGTATCCGTCTGGCATGCGGCTTTTTGTTCAGTACGTGAGCTGTTTGGTGGTACTCCGCTGACAACCACCTGGACCGGTAGCACGGTTCCAGGGAAAGCCGCGCTGATCATCACCCTCACCACGATCATTACCGGAATGCTCACAGTCATCTACGCAAACATGACCATATGGACAAACTGAGCCGAAAGGGGCCAGCATCATGGGCACACGGTGGCGGGGCATGCTCGCCCCACTAGGAATACCAACAGGAGACGGACGCCGGTTTCTCGCCGACGGCATCACCTACCGAGAACTCCCCCTTGCGCTGAAATGGCAACGCACCGACGAGGGAGGACACGACACCTCAGTCGTCGTCGGACTGGTCGACACGATCGACGTCCAAACCGACGCGGCGTGGGGAGAAGGAGAATTCTTCGATGACCTAGACCCAATCGAGTTTGAGCGTCTCCTGAAAGACGTCCGAGAGGCCATGCTCCTTACCGGCAAGAAGGTCATCGGCCCGTCCGTCGACCCTGGTGCGGTAGAGATGGCCTACGTCAGAACAGGTGATGACACTCCCCTGACCAGTGATGAGCTTGACGAGCTCTTCTGGGAAGAGATGGAGACCGGAGAACCCACCCAACTGGAACTCCTGTTCACCAAATACGAGATCAGCGCTGCGACCCTGGTCACAACCCCCGCGTTCGCCGAGTGTCGTCCGTTCGAACTCCTCGAACCAGCCCTGACCGCAGCCATTCGCTCATCAGGATGGGATCAGTTCCCACTGGGCGCGCGGGAAGCCGAATGGGACGAATCAGAAGCAGAGCGCCGTATCGCCGACGACGCGGGTATCGGGGGAGACAACCCCGACTGGGCCCGGTACGCGGAGGCGTTCCTGTACCGCGAGGACGACGCCGACCCAGAGCTGAAAGGATCGTACGGGTTCCAGATCATTGACGTAGTCGATGGTGAGCGGGTCATCATGCCCCGAGGAGTGTTCACCGTCGCTGGGGTGCTGGAAGGATCGATGGGGGGAACCAACATCCCCGACCAGGATCAGCAGAACATGAAGGAAGTCGTTTCCGGCTTGTACGAGAGGATGGCCGAGGAGTTCGACGACGACACGATCGTCGTACCGTGGGAAACGTCCGCGTCGTCGTCCGCCGCCCTGGTCGCGTCGTTGACCGCCGCCGCTGCGACGCGCGTGTACGACCTCGCAGCGTTCGCGCCACCCGAGACCCCAGAGGACGGATTGGTCGGCCTGACCGTCACCGACGACGGTAGGGTGTACGGACACATCGCCGCCCACGACGTGTGTCACCTCGGCATCCCCGGGGTGTGCATGACCGCCCCGGTCGACCTCGTCGGATTCGACCAGTTCCACCGCTACCCGGTAATGGGCTCCGACGGGGAGCCGATCGCGGTAGGACGCCTCACCTACGGTGGGGGAAAGTTCGCCCACGCCTGTTCCTGTTGCCGGGGCAGTGACGATCACGCGTGCAATGCCCTGTCGATGGGTGGGGCGATCGCCCACCACGACCAGATGACCACCGTGGCGTACGTGCGCGCGTGGGAAGACGCGGCGAACAACGCGATCAGAATTTCGGGGGTCCTTGCCGAGGGTGTGACCGCCGATCAGATCAAGGCACTTGCCCGGGGACGGGTATCCGGGGACTGGCGGGCATACGGTACCGATCTGGCCCTGACAGAGATCCTGGTGCTCTCCCGAGAACGCCCTGGGTTCCCGCTGCCACGGGGTCGGATGGCAAATCAGCGGATGATGGCGCTGACAGCAGCCGGAACGATCAGTCCGCGCCGTAAGAGCATGGCCGCTACCGTCCCGGACATCGACTACGAACGGTTGGCTGGGCTGATCGCGGACAGACTGACGTCGGCTGGTCTGCTCTCCAACGGGGTGGACAACACCACCCGGCAGGATGACGAGCGTCCTGTTGACAGCGCCGATACTGGTCAAACCGGTGAGGTGGAGAACCTGGTCGCCGAGCTGGGCGTGATCTTCGCAGGACGCGACGAGGTGGAAGCCCGCCGGTTGGCGGGAGAAGTGGAGATGATCACTTATGTGCTGCGGTAACACGATCGCCAGGAACTACGGTCAGGCAGGCGACAGTCAGCAGACAGGGTGGGTCGTGACCTACCCGAACGGAGCGACCGAGACGAAGACGACTGAGGTCGCCGCGCGGTTGGCCGCAGCCCTGGTGCCTGGGGCGAAGTATGTCAAGGCTGAGACATCCGTGTGACATTGACAGTGTGATGATCGAGGCGCGGACCACCCGGTCCGCGCCTCGACCCGTAGGGAGAGCAGATGATTCAGCCAGACACCACTCCTAGGATCACCTGGGCTGTGCTGACGGTCCAGGACAGCGACGGCAAGGTCAGCGTCATGGAGATCCCGGTCGGTAACAACATCGATGTGGAGTACGAAACTAGTTACAGGGAGTCACCGTATTTTCTTCTCGATGAGACGGTACCTGTGTCTACGAGATCTCTCGGACAGAAATTGACAGTCGTGATCGAGGCGACGGTGGGAAACCCGAATGTGCCCCTGATGGTGCTGAGGGGCCATGGATGAGCGGATACACGGACGCCGATCTTGTGATCCTCGTTCCGATGTTGGGACGGCCGCAGCACGTCGCTCCACTGTTGGCCACGATCGAGGCGACGGTCCCGAACGCCGAGGTGTTGTTCCTGTGTTCCCCGCAGGACTGGGCAGTTCTTGACGAGATCAAGAGCGCGGATAGGTCGTACGTCGAGGTTCCGTACTACCCGGTTGGTGACTACGCCCGGAAGATCAACAGGGGGGTGTTCGCCACCACCCATTCGCTGATCTTCCTTGGCGCGTCAGACCTCGCGTTCTACCCGAACTGGTTCGAACACGCGATCGAACACCTCCATCCCGGGATCGGTGTCGTAGGAACCAACGACCTCGGAAACGCGCGAGTCATCGCCGGAACCCACTCCACCCACTCCCTTGTGACCAGGGAATACGCCGCCCTGGGAACCATCGACGCCCGAGAGAAGTTGCTCCATGAGGGCTATCACCACGAGTTCGTCGATGACGAGTTCATAGAAACTGCCCGATTCAGACAAGCGTTCGAAATGGCCCCAGAATCGATCGTCGAACACCTACACCCCAACTGGGGAAAGGCCACCACCGACCCGCTCTACGACCAACAACGACGCCGCATGGCCTACGGCCATCGGCTCTACAACCACCGGAGACGACTGTGGCAATGACCCTTTCCCTGAGCGACCACGGCCCGACGATTCCACGCGAGCAGAGCATGAACACAGCAATCGCACAAATTGGATGGATTGGAAAGACCGGAACCGTGTACCGACTCGACCAGCCACCCACGAGCAGTAGCGAACCGGGAGGTTTCGCACCGCTGCTGATCTCCGTCGGAACGTGGGAACACCTCGGAAACGAACATTGGGGTATCCATGACTGACGTGACCATCCTGGTCGCCACCTACGGTGATCAGGCATGGGAGCACCTCGCTCAGGTTCGTGCGATCCCATCGGCACAGGAGCAGGGTGTTCCGGTCATACACCGCCATGGCGCGACATTGCACGAGGCACGTAACGCCTGCCTGCACGCGGCGCGAACCACGTGGGTCGTACACCTGGACGCCGACGACGAACTAGAAGACCACTACATCACCACCTTGATGAGCGGATCATCCGACGTCCGTGCCCCATCAGTGCGCTACGTGCAGGGCAACTACGCCCAACCACCACGGGTCCCCACCGTCTACGGACATTCGCACACCTGTACGGCAGAGTGTTTGCCCTACGGGAACTGGATCATCGTCGGAGCGCTGGCACGCAGACAGCTGCTCATCGACATTGGTGGATGGCGTGACTTCAGCTGGTCGGAGGACTGGGACCTCTGGTTACGTTGTCACCTCGCCGGCGGAAGTATCGAGACAATCCCACAAGCCATCTACCGCGCACACGTCCGACTCGCCTCCCGTAACCGGGCAGCCAGCCACGAGCAACGCCTGGCTGTGCACCGCGCGATCGCCCAAGCGAATGGAGTACCCATACCGTGACGCAATTCGACCCGTACGCGCTTCTCGGCCGTGATCCGATCCAGATCAACCCCGACGGTTCGTACCTCACGGGCAAACGGGTTCTGGTCACCGGGGCTGGTGGGTCGATCGGATCCGTGATCTGTCGACACGTCACCCGGTTCAACCCCGAAGAGCTGATCATGCTCGACCGGGACGAGTCCGCGCTTCACGCTGTCCAACTCGCCCTGACCGGTCGCGCCCTTCTCGCCGACGCGTCAACCATCCTCGGTGACCTCCGTGACCGTATGTGGATCTATCGGATTCTGACCCAACGGCGTCCCGAGATCGTGTTCCACGCGGCTGCCCTCAAGCACCAACCGCTCTTGGAGCGCTTCCCTGGTGAGGCGTTCAAGACCAACGTCCTCGGCACCCGGAACCTGGTACAGGCAGCGATGACCATCGGCGTAGGTGTCCTCGTGAACATCTCAACCGACAAGGCCGCTAACCCGTGCTGTGCGCTCGGTACGTCGAAGCGGATCGCCGAGCGCCTGGCATCCGGGTGTGCTCCCCGCCAGTACGTTTCCGTTCGGCTCGGCAACGTTCTCGGGTCGCGGGGATCGATACTGGAGACGTTCTCAGCCCAGTTGGATGCCGGCGTACCGCTGACCGTGACCGACCCAGGCATGATGCGGTTCTTCATGACCGCTGACGAAGCGGTGTCCCTGATCGTGCACGCGGGGGCGATTGGGCGACCGGGTGAGGTGCTAGTACCCGACATGGGAACACCTGTACGAATCGTCGACATCGCCGAGCGGATGATATCCATGACCAGAGGAAATGGGAAGATCGCATACACGGGACTACGACCAGGGGAGAAGGTGAACGAAGAACTTCTAGGGGCGGGGGAGCGCGACGAACGCCCATACCATCCGATGATCTCGCAGATTCCAGTTCCCGCGCTTACTTCGTCCGCGCTGAACATCGTCACGAGTTCCGACAACGGCTTTCCTGAGATCGCACAACAGATGATCACACTATGTAATCAATAAGGAGGCGTTTGGTGAACGACGAGCAAACGATCGCCCTGGTCATCATCGGCGACGGCCGCGACGACTACCTCCGGAAGTGCGTCACCTCACTGCACTACCTCTCCGGGCCCATCGTCGAACTGTGGATGTACGACGACACCGGAGACCCGATCTACCGCGACGACCTCGCCAGGCGATACCCGCCCTTTCGACACATCAACGGCGGACCACGCCAAGGCTGCGCAGGGGCATTTCAGCAGGTCTGGCGACAGGTCCGCAAAGACACCACGGCCCGGTTCGTGTTCCTCGTAGAGCAGGATTTCCGGTTCATCCGCCCGGTAGACCTCGTTGGAATGGCCGATCTCCTCGACGCTCGTCCGCACCTCGCCGAGGTAGCGCTACGTCGGCAGCCGTGGAACGAGGTCGAGAAAGCCGCCGGGGGCATCGTCGAGTCACACCCCGACTGGTACATCGACATGGAGGACGACGCCGGTCGGCAGTGGCTAGAGCAGGGCGCGTTCTTCACCACGAACTGTCCCTTGTTCCGCACGTCCCTTCTCGACGTCCCCTGGCCAGACTCGCGACCAGGCTGCTACTCCGAAGGCACCTTCCACCAACACCTCAAGATCCACGGAACACCCGAGGTACCGGGAGATCAGGTCACCTACGCCTACTGGGGTGCCAGAGACTCCGGGGTATGGGTAGAACACATCGGCCAACACCGGATAGGAACAGGGTACTGATCATGCTCACTGTCATCGTCCCCAGCCGTGGCCGTCCGGACGCGATGCTCGACCTGATCAATTCTGTGGTCGATACCCGACAGGTCGCCACGACGAACGTGGTGCTCGCCGTTGACGACACTGACCCGATGCTCGACCTGTACGAAGAAGTGGTCAACGTTCGACCAGACGTCAGCAGACTGGAGGTCGTACGCGGTGGGTGGATGGTCGCCGCCCTGAACGAGGCCGCCCAGCGAGTCGTGGCGGACCCAGCCGTAACCGCTGTCGGATTCCTCGGAGACGACCACCGACCACGCACGAAAGGCTGGGATGCCGCCTATCTGACCGCCCTACGACAGATGGGTGCGGGAATCGTCTACGGTGACGACCTTCTACAGCACGACTTCGTACCAACCCAGTGCGCGATGACAGCAGACATCATCCGACGAGTGGGATGGATGGCTCACCCGTCGCTACGGCACATGTACGTCGACACGCTGTGGCGAGACATGGCCAGAGGAGTCGGCAAGCTCCGCTACCTTCCGGACATCGTCGTTGAGCACCTTCACTACCTGAACGGAAAGGCGATCGAGGACGACGGCTACAAGCGCGTCAACGACCCGCAGGTCTACAAGGCCGACGAGGATGCGTTTCGGCGACTCCACGCGACTGGGGTTGTCCGGTCGGCGTCCGAGGTGATCCGGCAGCTGGCGAACGTCGCACTCAACCAAAAGGAAATGTAGTGAGCATATACGAGTTCGTTATTCCATTACCAACTGTAATGGAATGTGGAAGATGTCAAAACGCACGCCGAAACGTCGGAGGTGAGAAGTTGTGAAAGTTCTTGTGACAGGATCTTCTGGATTTGTTGGTCGGCACATGTGCGAGCAGCTAAAACGTCTCGGATGGGACGTTGTTGGTGTCGACCAGAATAAAAATCGTAACGTATTGCAGAAGTTGACATTTTCGTCTGACAGCATTTTTGATGAGGAAAAGCCTTGGAACGTGTTCGTGCATTCTGATGTACGGACCATCTTCTGGGAACGCTGTCGTCCTTTCTCCGAGAATGTCTTCGACGAACTGGCGGAAACCAGATACGACCTGGTGGTGCACTGCGCCTACCACGTCGGTGGGCGGGCTGCGATCGATGGAAACCCGTCGCTCCTGGCTCTGAATCTGGAACTCGACGCGCGGCTGTTCGAGTGGGCGGTCCGTACCCGACAGCGCGCGGTCATGTACTTCTCGTCGTCGGCGGTCTACCCGATCAAGTATCAGCAGGGCGGGAAGCAGCCACCGCTGTCTGAGCACCTGATCAGTGTTGATGGTCCGGTTCAGCCTGACGCGCGGTATGGGTGGGCGAAGTTGACCGGGGAACATCTGGCAGATGCTGCCACGACGCAGGGACTACGGGTCCATGTGCTTCGGCCGTTCTCTGGGTATGGGGCTGACCAGGACGACACCTACCCGTTCCCAGCTATCTTGGCTCGGGTCCTTGCTGGTGACCTCTCCGTGTGGGGACCACCTGGTCAGATCCGTGACTGGATCCATATCGACGATGTGGTTGGTGGTGCGCTTGCGGTCTACGAGAAGGATTATCGGGAACCAGTCAATTTGTGTACCGGGGTTGGTACGGAGTTCGGCGTTCTGGCCACGATGATGGCGCGGCGATTAGGAATCGATGTCGGTGCTGTTGATCCCCGGGGGCGCGCTGAGCGGGTGACGTATCTAGAGGATCGACCAACGGGAGTATTGTGTCGGGTTGGTGATCCGACAAGGATGTTGAATATTTATGAGCCAGAGATTGGTCTTGATGAGGGAATTCGTCGCGCGATTGGTGACCTAACTTGACCTGCGATCAGAGATCTTATGACACGATTCGATCCGAGACCGATGTGATCGAGGACATTGTGGGGAATGGAATCAGTAAGACGCTCGCGGAGGTGTGGTCGTGAAGGTCGTTGGTATCTCAATGGTCCGTAACGAAGCGGACATCATCGCACAAACCGTGCTTCATATGGCGTATCACTGCGACCACCTGATCGTCTCCGACAACATGTCGGACGACGGCACCCGAGAGATCCTGGACTACCTCGCCGAAGACCTTCCCCTCGACGTCGTCACCGACTCGGATCCGGCGTACTACCAGTCCAGGAAGATGACTTCCCTTGCCGAGCTGGCCGCGACCAGGTTTGGCGACGAGGATCTGTGGATCGTTCCGTTCGATGCCGATGAACTGTGGAATCCGTGGGATGATCCGAACCAGCCGATCCGGGAACTACTGGTCGACCGACTGTGCTGCGTCGCGCAGGCCGCCCTGTTCGACTACCGGGCAACGGCCCTCGATCCCCCCGGGATCTATCCGGTGAAGACGATGCAGTGGTGTACGGCGAAACCCGCAGGGTTGCCGAAGGTCGCCTTCCGGTGGCAGGAAGGAGCGCGGATCCATCAGGGCAACCACGGGGTGGACCTACCCGACGGCGGGTCGACGGAGATCCTTCTCCGCGTCAACCACTTTCCCTACCGATCCGCGTCGCAGTTCGTGTCGAAGGCCCTTCAAGGCGCTGCCGCGTATGCGGCCACTGATCTGCCCGAGGACATGGGTGCACACTGGCGCGCATACGGTCGGCTATACCAGACCTATGGGCAACAGGTCTTGGAGGATGTGTTCCGACAGTACTTCTGGACGTTGTCTCCGACAGATAGCGACCTGATCCACCAGCCGGTCACCTACCACGGGGACGATCTGTGACCAGCGTTGGTGTGGTGATCCCCTGGTACCAGAAAGGTCCGGATCCGTGGCGTGAGCGGGCACTGGCTCATGTGCGCGCCTGGTGGGACACGGCTTTTCCGGGGAGAGTCGTCCTTGGGACCATCAGTAGCGACGATGGACCATGGCGTAAGGGCCTCGCCGTACACCGGGGGATCGCCGAACTCGACGCGGAGATCGTTGTGGTTTCCGACGCGGACGTGATTTGCGAGGGAGTAGACGACGCAATCGCTCAGATCAGCCGGTTTGACGTCGGTTGGGCAATCCCGCATCGCATGGTCTGCCGACTGACGGCGGACGCCACGACCATGCTGCTACAGGACAACACCTACCCGCCTACTCCGACCCGCACCGGGGTAACAGGTCCCCACTACGCGGAGGTCTATCCTGGCGCTCCCGGTGGTGGCCTGGTCGTTCTCCCCCGAAGACTCCTGGAGGATGTTCCGATCGACCCGCGTTTCTGCGGCTGGGGTCAGGAGGACTACGCCTGGGCAAGGGCGCTGACGATGATCGCCGGACATCCGTGGCGAGGACGTTTCCCCCTGTTCCATCTCTTCCATGAGCCACAGCAGCGAATGAGCCGAGGTATCGGCTCGTCGGACAGTCACAGATTGTGGCAGCGTTATCACACTGCCCCGAATCTTCCGGTCATGCTGGACCTGATCGAGGAAGCACGGAAGGCTCTCCACACGACGACCGAGAAGACATTGTCAGATCCGCTGGCTACAATCTAGACTTGTCGTGGTCCTTGAGGGGCCGACGTCGAAACGCATTCACACAATGTCCCCGACCACGCCGGGGACATTGTCATTTCCGACCAGGGTATCTCGTGCTACCTTCCCATTAGCGATCATGTGATCTGGTGCTGCTACGGTCCGGCTAGATCTTCCGATCGTGGGACGACGCACCAGCGCTGCCATGGTCCGGCTGGGTGTCGCGCTTCCGTGAGGAATCACGACCATGTACGAATTTCCATTCGATGTGCCAGCTGATCTGTCGACGCTGAGCGCCGATGCCCTCAATTCCCTGCTCGCTCAGATCCGCGAGTTCTCGGCTGGTCTGGTGGTCGAGGGACAACCCGTCACGGTGGAGGCTCTGGAAGGTCTCCGCGCGTCGAAGGACCTGGCGACCCAGGTCGCTACCACCCTGACCGAGAGGGAGACGAGGGACGCGGAGGTCGCGGCCCTGCTCGATGACATCCACGTCACTACCACGCCAACGGTCGTCGAGGAGATCCACGCGTCGACCGACGACACCGACACCGACACCGACACCGACACCGATCCGGGAACGGCTATCGTCGCCGCCGCCGGACGTCGCCGGACACCCAGTGTCAGAGACGTTGCCGGACGCGGAGCGCAGCCCCAACTGCCGGATGGGGTCGAGGGACGTCGGTTCGTGCAGATGCGCGCGGCTGCGAACGTTCCAACGTACACCGCTGGTCAGAATCTTGAGAAGTTCATGGACGCCGCTAAGGCGTTGTCGGCGCGGATCGATCAGTACCCGGTCGACTCCGCCAACCGCACCCCGCGCGCCACGGACAGTCGCGAGATCATCGTGATGTCCGATGGTGGGCGACGGTACCCCATGAAGGACTTCAGCCGACACGGGGCGGTTCAGTTCGTGCGGCAGTTCCCCGATGAGTTGACCGTCCGGGACGGCCAGGGGGGCATGGCGGTTGCGGAGTACGCGGCCAACGAACGGCGTCTTCCTGGTGGGTCGCTGATCGAGTCCGCCAGGCGCGCGGTGAGAGCTGGTCGGTCGTTGACGGCCGCCGCCGGGTGGTGCGCGCCGAGTGACACGATCTGGGATCTGTGCGAACTGGAGACCCTTGACGGACTGCTCGACCTGCCGGAGCTGACAACTAGTCGGGGTGGTTGGCAGATTCCCGCGAACGGTGGTCCGGACTTCTCGACGATCTGGACTGGTCTCGGAACGACGCACCGTAGCGAGGCGCAGGTTCAGGGTGAGAGTCCCGCGAAGACCTGCTACGAGATTCCGTGTCCGGACTTCAATGACGTCAGGTTGGGGGTGGACTACTTCTGTCTGACGGGTGGTCTGCTTCAGCGGCGTGGGTATCCGGAGGTCGTGGCGCGGTTTGGTCGGGGTGCGATGACCGCTCTCGCCCACAAGATCAACATGGGTGTGATCGCGGCCATGGTCACGATCGCGGGGGCAGCGAACGTCATCCCGCCGTGCACCGTCGGTGAGGACGCTCTGTCGTCGTTGCTCGCGGCGATCGAGATCGCCACCGTTGATGCGAAGTATCGCAACCGGATGGGATTCAACGCGACGCTTGAGGTCGTGCTCCCCTGGTGGGTGCTGGCGCAGATGCGTGCGGCGGCTTCCCGTCGGAGCGGAATCGACCTGCTTTCGGTCACCGATGCGATGATCATGGAGTGGTTCGCGATTCGCGGCGCGGTGCCCCGTTTTGTCTACGATTGGCAGGATGCCTACACGGCGGCGGTCGCTGGCCCTGGCGGTCAGTTCGCGTCGCTGGCGCTTCCGCAGACGGTGAATTTCCTCGTGTATCCGGCTGGCACATTCGTGAAAGCCGTACAAAGTGTCGTGAATCTGGACACAGTGTACGACTCGACCAAACTCGGAACGAACGAGTACACCGCTGTTTTTGTCGAAGACGGTTGGGCCGTACTCCAGATGTGCCCCTACGTCCGCCAGTACACCGCCACCGTCGACCCGTGCTCGGATCTCGGCTGCTGTCACTCCTGACCAGGAGCGACCGTAACCGACCAGCTGAGAGACGGTGACCGATGGCAATCACACCCAGGATGGTCGTCGATCCTCCAGAGCCCCGTGGTTTGCGGTACGGGCTGTTCGTCGTCGCCAACGGCCCGAACGACCTCTTGCCGCACGGGGCTGCGGGTGGGGTGACCTACGACCCGGTGTCCTGCGGGCAGGCGCGCTACTACGACACGGCGTGCGGGGGTGACGGGGGCGAGAAGACCTTCGACTCCAACGACGCGCTGATCACGGCGAACCCATTCACCGTGTACGCGTCGCTGACGTGCGGTTCCGCTGGTAGGACTGCGGCCGAACTGGAAACGAAGGTCCTGCGACGGCTGGCCAACGGAGAGCAGACGATCGCCGAGTACGGAATGGGTCTGGTTCTGGCAGCCGGTGCGACACCGCTCGCACCAGCTGACGGAACGATGACCGGGGTTGTCGCGGACCTTGAGGGCTGGCTGTACGGGATCGGCGGGGCCAACTACGGCAACGTTGGCTACCTGCATGCCTCGTCCAGGATGGCCGCGTACGCGGCAGAAGAGAGCCTGGTGGTTCGTGACGGACCGCTGCTGAAGACCCCATTGGGATCGATCTGGTCTTTCGGTGGTGGCTATCCGGACAACGGAATGATCTACATCTCTGGTCAGGTGACCGTGTGGCGAACCCCGGGGATCTTCGTGACGCCACCTGGACAGGTCCTCAATCTGACCACGAATCAGTACTACATGCTTGCTGAGCGGGAGTACGCGGTGGCGTACGACTGCGTGGCGGCATCAGCGGTATTCGATTGGATGCCACTTTCATGATCATTATCAAGAATGTTCCTGGGCTCACCACGCCCGAAGTCATGGCGGCGATCGCTGACCAGGTCCCACTCGAACAGGTCGAAACCGGCTATGGCGGAATCGTCGTCAACGAACGCACCGCCCTGACCTTCCTTCAGCGATACCTCGCGGCGGTCGACGGCGAACCACTCAGTACGAGCGAGGTACCCCCACCAGAGGGAACAACCAGGGCGCGCAGCCCTCGGAAGAGGAAAGAGGAGGTGGCGCCATGACGGCAACCTGCGACGAGTTCCTCCAGGGCTTCGCCGTTCGGCTGACCAAACTTGACACCTGTGGGGCGGTGGTCGCCGGAGCCTGCTCGACAGCCATCTCCGAGGGGTTCATCAAGGTTGAACTCGAAGCGGACGAGGCCGATGGTGAGGAGATCGAACAGACCCTAGCCAACGGAAAGCGCTGCTACTACCGCAAGACCGCTAAGCAGCTCAACGGGTACACGGTCAATATCGAATTCTGTAACGTGGACCCGGAGCTGTTCAACATCGCCACCGGCGTCAGTTTGATGCTCGACGATGCGGCATCGCCGGTGGCGCAGGGTTTCGCCGTCGACTCAGCTACCTACGCCACGGCGCATTTCGCCCTGGAGATCTGGACGGATCTATCAGACGGTGGATGCCTGGACCCCAGTGGTCGCAAGTGGGGATACATGCTCCTACCGTGGCTGCACAACGGCACGGTGTCACCACCGACGATCGAGAACGGGTCGGCAAACTTCATCGTCAATGAGGCGATGACCCGCGACGGTAACCAGTGGGGTGTGGGGCCGTACAACATCCAGACCACTCAGCTGGGTGTGCCGTCGCCGTTGTTCTCCCCGATCACTTCGACGACGCACTACGTCCTGTATAAGGTAAACACCGCTCCGCCAACGGGAGTGTGTGGTTGTCAGACCCTGGTACTGCCCACCTGATCGACCAGCCGGGGCACGGATAGTCATCTGTGCCCCGGCTTTCCCAGGAGGGACTGAGCATGGCGCTCCCACCAGATATCAACGTTGTCACGATCACCGGAACGTACATTGGCGGAGACGCGGTAGCGGAATCAGGTTTCGTGACGTTCCTGCCCTCCGTCGACACGATCCGAGATCCCGCGAGCGACCAGGTTGTGAAACTGGCACCACAGCGGGCGGTGCTCGACGTGGCTGGACATTTCACGATCGATGTAATCGCTTCGGACGATCCGGACATCGTCCCGACTGGCTGGTACTACACCGTCACGGAGCGGGTCACCCGTCATGATCAACGTAGTTGGTTCATCCGGGTCCCATACACTTTGGTCAGTATCGATCTAGCGGACATTCCAGAAGTCACTGATCCCTCTGGCCCAACCTACCCAGCAATGACCTCTGCCGTTACCTCCGTCGTCGGACAGGTTGGCGACGTTACCGGAGCGGAGATCTTGGCCGATGCCACGGTGGCCGCAGCGTTCGCTACCAAGGCCGATGAGGCTGACCTCACTACCCTGGCTGGGGTTGTCGCTACCAAGGCCGATGAGGCTGACCTCACTACCCTGGCTGGGGTTGTCGCTACCAAGGCCGATACCAGCGCGCTCGCCACGTTGGTCCCGTACACCGGGGCTACGAATGACGTGGATCTTGGCACGCGCTCGCTGCGCTCCGATAACGTCGCCGTCAACGAGGGCACGTTGACCGATCCCACGGTCACTGATCTTGGTGGATTGCAGGTATCGGTAACCTCCGTCGATTGCCTGATCCGCTCCGACACCACCTACGGAGACGACGGATGGCTGTACCGGGCAACCGTCCCCGCAGCGATTCTGCCTGTCGTGGACAACGCGGTTAACCACCTGTACGTCACCTATAACGCTGGTACACCGGTCTACGCGATGACGACTGACCGTAATGTGTTGAACCTGTCGAATACGATCCCGACGTTCCGTCTTCTGGTACAGGGCGGTGCGGTCACCGCGATGCTGCCGTTCGGTTTCATGGGGCGTTCGGCTGGTATTCGGTGGCTCTTGCGTGAAGTTCGGATCACCGATCCGGTGGGTGGGGTGCGCGAGTCCGGACTGGGGTTGAGCGAAACCGCGACCAGGGTTGTCAACGTCGCTTCTGGTACAGCCTGGTTCGTTTTGAATCACCTCGTACTTCCTGCTGTCGCTCAGGGCGGTGCGGGCGTCTCGTCGTATCTGCTTCACCACGTGGCTGGGGTATGGACAGAAACTTCAATAACCCAGTACAACAATATGCAGTATGACAACGGTACAGATCTGGTCACGTTGACGAACAATCGGTATGCCGTGAACTGGGTGTATCGAAGTCTCGCCACGTCCGAAATCATCATCGTCTTGGGTGGTGGCGACTACTCGGCTAGCAGTGCCTTGACGTCAGCCGTTCCGACAACCCCATCACACATCGACGAATTTTACTATCTGTGTGGGCGGATCATCGTCCAGAAAAACGCGAGCACTGCCTATAGCATCGAGAACACCGATACCGCGCAATTCGCGTCCAGTGCTGTGACGTCCCACAACGATCTCGATGGGTTGCAGGGTGGGCAGATCGGGGAGTACTACCATCTGACAGCAGCCGAACACACGTCGATCGGTACGATATCAACGGGGATGGTTCCGTATACCGGAGCTACCGGAAACGTCGATCTCGCCACGCACTCGCTGTATGCGGACAACGTGCCATTCACCGAGGGTGTGGTCACCGATCCGGTGATCACCGATGCGACCGGGGTCGCTGTGGCGATCACCTCCTGTGAGGTGCTCATCCGGTCGGATGACCTGTGGGGTGGCGACGAGCGGCTATACCGGATGACCGTACCGGCGGTGGCCAGTCTTGCCCTGACCGACAACACGGTGAACTATATCGATGTGATCTGGAATGGTGGATCACCCATTTACGCGGCCACCACCGACAGATTCACCATCAACTTCTCCGATCGTATTCCAGTCGCACGGGTCGGCATGGAGTCCGGAAGCATCGAATACCAACTGATGTACGGATACCTAGCAAAGGGATCAACGTCGAGGAACACTGACCGGGTGTTGAAGACCCGGGGCCGTGGTGGTATCGAACGCGAATCTGGACTGGGAATCAGCGAGTCCGCGACACGGGTCGTGAGTATCGGATCAGGTGCCGTGTGGTTCGGACTTCAAAGATTCTCTTTGAGTGCTGTGACGTCCGGAGTCGGAGGAACTGGTTTCCATCTGTGGTATCACTCGTCCGGTGTGTGGACGAATACGACGATCACCCAGTACAACAACACCCAGTACGACAACGGTACCAATCTAGCGACTCTCACCTCCAACAGATACGGCGTTAACTGGGTATACCGGAATCTCGTCACGGACGAAATCGACATCGTCCTGGGAATCGGGGACTACACCCTAGCTCAAGCTGAGGCGTCAACTCTCCCGTCCATTCCGGAAATGGTTGCCGCATTTTACGTTCTGTGTGGGCGGATCATCGTCCAGAAAAACGCGAGTACGGCGACGACCATCGAAAACGTCTCAACGACCACGTTCAATACAGCCGCCGTATCGATCCACAACGACCTGTCCGGAATACAAGGTGGAACCACCGGCGAGTACTACCACCTCACCAGCTCCCAACATGCCGCGTACGGAACCGCAACCGCACTGGCAGCTGGAACACCTGCGTCAAGTGCGGCAGCTGGAACACCTGGACAGGTTCTCTACGACACTAACTACATCTATGTCTGTGTTGCCCCAAATACCTGGCGACGTGCCACTTTGAACATTTTTTGATGGAGAACCATGACGATCAGACTTCCGATCGCATCCCGGAACGCAGCGGCTAACGCGGTCGTCGACTTGGTCGATGCCGGGGCCGGTTCCGGTCTGATTCGGCTCTATTCCGGATCCCAGCCGGCCAGCGCTGACCTTGCCGCCACCGGAACACTCCTAGCTATATTCACATGCAACGATTCGGCGTTCGGGCCGGCAGCGGGTGGGACGGCGACCCTCGTGGTTACCCCAGCACTGTCGGCGACCGGGGTCGCCGCTGGTAACGCCGGGTGGTTCCGGGTCGTCGACAGCACCGGAGCAACCGTGTTTGACGGATCTGTCACAGCAAGTGGTGGCGGCGGAGATCTGATCATGAGTACGGTCACGGTCAGCGTCGGTCTGGCACTGAATCTGACCGCTGGTACGACGACGATGCCGGCATCCTGATGGCAACAGACTGCCAGCTTGCCGCGAACCTACCAGCCGTGGATCTAGCGCTTACGGAATCGAGTTCGGCAACCGGAGCGGTCACCGCGTCCCTGCCCGATCTCGCAGCACACATCACGGTAGGGGCGGTAACCCCACCACCGGCGATGGTGGCGACAGCGGCGACGCGGGACCTGCTCGCCACCGCCACGGTTGTCTGAGGAGAAGCGATGCCATCCAACGTCCTGCTAACCCTACGGCAGAGCAACGACGAGATCATCGACGTGGTGATCACACCAAACTCGGCGCTCGACGATCTGTCCCTGGTCACCCAGCTGGTAGCTGTGCTGAAGCCGGATCAGTGCACGACGGACACCGACGCGTCCACGCTGACATTGACGAGTAATGATCCAACGCAGATCGTGATCACGGCGCAAACCGCCCTGTCGATCTCCGCGACGGTGTACGTGCCCGCGTCAGCGCTACTGGTGCCCTATAACCGCTGGTGGCGGCTGGACGCGTACGTGGGGACGTTGAAACGGACCGCTCTGTATGGTCTGGTCACCCTGATCGACCTCTAGGAAAAGGGCAACGATGGTATCTCCGTGCGGATGGACGGTCACGAAGTGTGGATGTGGGACCTGTTGGGATACCTATACCCCGCAGGTCAAGGCCACGGCGAGCGCCCTGGCAACGATGGTGATGTGGGCGGCGACCGGACGTCAGTTCGGCAGGTGCCAGATCACGGTACAGCCCTGTACCCGACGGGAGCTGATCCCCGAGTACCAGACCTATCCGGTTGCGGCTGAGGGGTTCATGTCCGGGCCGTACATCTCAGGTGGGGTTTGGCACAACGACTGCCCAGGGTTGGACGAATCGACCTGTCCGTGTTCGGTCGACGGGTCCTGTTCGGTGCTGCTGTCCGGAACAACCACCACGGCGGGCATCGTCGCGATCACGATTGGTGGGGTGCTGCTTCCGGCCGGATCGTACGTGATCATCAATGGCAACACGCTGGTGCGTACTGATGGTCAGTGCTGGCCTTCGTGCCCGTCCCTGACCAGTCAGACGATCCCGGATTTTGAGGTCACCTACCTGGTGGGGTTGCCGATTCCCGAAGCTGTCCAGGCCGCCACGGAGCGGCTCGCGTGCGAATTTGCAAAAGCCTGCAAGGGTGGGCCGTGCGTGCTCCCCCAGGCGCTGAAGTCTTTGACCAGACAGGGCGTCGAGGTGGAGATTGCCAGTCTCCCGGAGGACCCGAACCTGATCCGTACCGGAATCAGGGAGGTCGACCTGGTGATCGTGGCGATGAACCCCAACGGACTGATGCAGCGACCGACGGTCCTGAGTCTGGACCTGTCGATGCCGAGGAGAGTCACCTGATGACGACGCCGTTGTATGACCTGGTGGTCGCCCCGGTGGTGGCTGATCTACTTGCGTGTCTGACGGTTGAGATGGGGAAGACTCCGCAGCCTCCGGCGAGCGTGTGTGTGCGGATCGGTAACCGGGTGGACCTTCTGCTGTCGGAGATCTATGACGAGTGCTGCGTGGGGTTGGCGTGGGTGCGGTTGGTCCGACAGTATCCGTCTCGCTCTTTTCCCGATCCTGACGAGACGGCCTCTCCCTGTTCGGTCTCCAGGTGGGCGCTGGTATTGGAGCTGGGGGTGGCGCGGTGTGCCCCGACGGGGGACGCGGGGACCATTCCGACATGTGAGGACTGGACGGCGGCGGCGGTCACCCACTACGCGGATCTTGCCGCGTTACGGCGAACGGTGTGCTGCTACGAGAAAGCGCACCATCCGGACCGGAAGGTCGTGATCTCCGATGCGGTTCCCCAGACGGTCGAGGGTGGTTGTACGTCCGTGACGATGCAGGTCACGATATCGGCGTTGGCATGTGATCCGGTGTGTAGGGAGAGTCCTGGTGGGTAGAAAACAACGTGGCGTTGCGGTAGATGTTCCGGTGCCAGTGGTGACGGGGGAACCGGGTGCCGTGGTCGATGCGAGGGTGGTCGAGTCGCCCCGGGTTGATCGAGTGTGGGTACGGGTCGAGGTAGCTCACGATGGCCTGTACGCGGGGCAGGTGTACGAAATGGTGCTGTCGCAGCGAGTTCAGGCGCTGATCAGGGCCGGATATTTGGAGATTGTGGTACCTCCGGATGGTGTCTGGCCAGTCTGATAGGTGGTGTCGTGGCTGATCTGTTTGTGATCAAGTTTACGAAGGTCACGATCACGGTTGATCGACCTGCGGCGACCAGGGTCGCACGGGACGAGGGCGTTCGCCGGGTGACGACGTTCTGCCGACGGACACAGAACCAGTCGATCATCGACTGTCCGGTGGACACGGGGAACTTGCGTGGTCATCATCGAATGCGGGTCAAGACGATGGCGACAAAGGTCGTTGGTGAGGTCTACAACGATGCCGAGTACGCGGCGGCGGTCCACGATGGCAGCAAACCTCATGTGATCGTCGGACGCAGGATGCGTAAGCCGACGAGGAAGCGTAAGTACCGGGGTGTGAAGACTTTGCGTTTCACGATCGGGGGGATGGTGATCTACCGGCGACGCGTCAATCATCCGGGTAGCAAGGGGCGGCCGTGGCTTCGGGAGGCTGCTAAGAAGATCGCTCAGTCGGAGGGGTTTGACTGGAGTTCTGGATCCGCTGGTGAGGCCGCGTAAGGTTTGATCATCGTATCGGACACGGAGGAAGTGAGGACGCGATGACATCACCGAAACGGACCGCATCGGGGCATGCCACGGGTGCCAAGGGTGCCACGCGGAAAGTGACAGCTGTGCCAGCGGACGGTGTACCGGACACGGACGAGATTGCTGTGGTCGGTGAGGGTCCGTCTGTGGGTGAGACTCAGCAGGGCGGGAAAGAACGGCCGGCGGGGATGGTCACAGCCGATGGGCAGAAGCTGAAGACTGATCATGTGACGTTCAGGGGTCGCACGATGGTCGTGGGTGTTCCGGACGAGGTGCAGTTGTCGATCATGCAGCGGTTCTCTGATCAGTACTCGGCTATGGCGGACAGCAAGATGGTCGACGCTAAGGTCGCCGTTCGGATGTCCGGGAGGGCGATATCGATCATCCAGTCCGTCCTGACTGACGAGGATGACAAGGCGTGGGTAGAGGACGCCCTGCTCCGTAAGGATTTCGAGATCATGGACGCGCTGTGGATCGTCGAGGAAGCCATGGCACGGCTCAAGGTCGCGAATGCGCCGAACCGCGAGGGACGGCGTGCGGCAGGAAAGAAATCCCGCCTTGTGACCAGTTGAGGTGAAGGACTCAGATGGTCTGGCTGCACTTCGGTGCTGGCCGGTCGAGGTGGAGCTGGCCGGACGGTCCTATCGTATTTCGGGTCGTCCGGCCATAGATTGGATCTTGAAGTTAGCTTACGAGAACTGGCTGGGAATCGTCCCCGGGATGGTCGAGGGTGACGAGATCGACGACATGATCGAGAGCGGGGATATTTCTCTCAGGGCGCTGGTGGCAGCGGGGAGGGACGCTACGGCGACGGCTACGGGTATGCCGTGGTGGGCTGCCTGCCGGTTAGTTAAGGCAACGGTAAGTGATGTCGAGTTGGTTGGCGCGCTGGTGCTGGCTGGGGTCGACGTCGAGCGCGTGTCGATCGGGGCCTACGTCGCTGCTACGTACCGGCTGATGATGGACGGTCGGGACAAGAAGCAGCGGGCGTCTCTGGACGCGGACATCACTAAGGTTCCGAAGGGGATCCGGACTGAGGAGTTGTACGACTCGCAGAAGGCGGGTCAGCAGTTCGAGAGGGCGTTTGCCAGGCAGCGCACGCCACAGTAACGGACCTGATTTGGGGGAGATGGGATACACATGGTGATGCCACACCATTTGACGACGCGGAGTGATGATGAGCAGAAAGCACAAGGACGGCGACGAGGTACCGGTGGAGATCGTCCACGCGAACAACAGATCACGATTTTCCATCATCGGTGGGGTGATCTGCGCCATCGTCGTAGTGGTTTTTGAGATCGTTGGCGCCGATTTATGGTCAATCACGGTTGTTTCGGTAACGGCGATAGGCCAATTTGGTCGAGCCTTGTGGCATCAGGGGTACTCGACCGGCTATCGGGGTGGTCTGTCGTCGACCTACCGTGTCGAGCCGCTCGGGCAAGCCACCGATACGCGGTGGGACGTTTCGTGACACCCCACAGATCGGCTATGGCGGTAGCTGGCCCACCAGGACGGTTCGTGTTTGTCGCCCAGGTAGCGACCGACAGCACGTGATCCCAGTGGTTGTCCGGCCAGCTGCGTGACCCGGAAGGTTTCAGGCTCGCGGCGGCCGTCCACCACACCTCGTCAGGGGTGATGGTCTGGACGGCCGCCGCGAGTCGTTGTATCTGGGGTAGGGGGAGACGAGATAGGGCCGCTTGGTTGATCCGGCCGGTTGGATGTCTGGTCGTGATGGTCAGTTGACTGATCCGGTGGTGCTCGTCGAGGCGGATCGTGACGAGCAGGGGTGATCCTGGATCGTCGATGGTGATCGCTCCCTGGTCGCCGATGGTTACTTGGGCGTCTTCTGGGTTGAGGAGTGTCATCATCACCATGGGATGATCATATTCTGACGTTGGATTGATCTTAACCACCAATCATGATCATGATATGGCGAAGACCGGTGAAGCCTCGATCCTGGCCGTAGCGGATGTCAGTAAATTCGCCGCCCAACTCCAAAAAGACCTAAACTCCGCCATAGCGGGCATAAAGCTCAACGCTGACAACCTAGGCAAGCAAATCAGCCAGGGCGTCAAAGAAGGCGTCGACCAGGCGAACACCGAACTCCGCCGTCTGGGCGATCAGTCTGGCCAGACCACCAACATCATCACTGCCAACTCGACTCGCGCCGGACAGAGCATGGCCGCCGCGTTCAGCCGCGTCGGATCTGAGATGAGCGGCATCGGCGAGCAGATGTCGATGTTCGTGTCGTTGCCCCTGGCTGCCGCTGGCGCAGCGTCGGCGAGAGCGGCCGGAAATTTTGAACAGATGATGAACCGGGTCAAGGCCGCCACAGAGGCGACCGGGCCGGTGTTCGAGCAGCTACGACAGCAGGCAATCGATCTGGGTGCCACCACCGCGTTCTCGGCGACTGAAGCCGCTGGTGCTATGCAGATCCTGGCAACTGCCGGATTCAACACCACGCAGATCATGGAAGCCGTACCCGCCGTCCTCGACATGGCAGCCGCCGGAGCGGTCGACCTCGCAACGGCTGCCGAGATCGGCTCGGACATCCTCAACGGTTTTGGTTTCGAGGCCAAGGACCTGAGCAAGGTCAACGACGTGCTGGCGCGCACGTTCATGGCGACCGCGACGAATCTCGTCGACCTGGGAAACAGCTTCAAGTACGTCGGTCCGATCGCTAAGGGCGTCGGATTGTCGTTCGAGGAAACCTCGGCGGCTATCGGATTGATGGGCAACGCGGGCATCAAGGGCGACATGGCGGGCACCGCCCTACGGGGAGCGCTTTCTCGGCTCATGTCCCCGACGAAGGACGTCACCGAGGTGTTGACGAAATTAGGCATCTCACTTACCGACTCCAGTGGGAAGATGCTGCCGCTCGTCGACATCATGAGACGCCTGGAAAACTCTGGGGCGTCCACTGCCGACATGCTGAAGCTCTTCGGCCAGGAAGCCGGTCCGGGCATGATGGCCCTGCTGACGCAGGGATCCGGAGCGTTGGCGAATCTGACGACGCAGCTGCGAAATTCTGGTGGTACGGCTGACAAGGTAGCGAAGACCCAGATGCAGGGGCTGAATGCCCAGCTGGACAACCTGTCGGGTGCTGTGGAAACCCTGATGATCGCGATCGGCGATGCTGGTCTGCTCGCGGTACTGACACGGGTAGCAACCAAGATGACAGATCTTGTCGGGTCGATGGCACAGACCTCTCCGGTCGTCTTGAATGTCGTGACGGTTATCGGCGCGTTACTGGCCGCTGCGGGTCCCTTGCTGTTCATCACGGGGAAGATCGCCGAGGCGATCGGGTTCCTCCTTCCGTGGATCAAGAAGTTTGGTACGGCTTTCAAGGCGTTCGGCACGGGAGCAATGGCATTCTTCGCGACGCCGGCTGGGTGGGTGGTGCTGGCAATCGCGGCGATCGTGGCCGCGATGGTGATCGCCTACAAGTACTCCGACAAGTTCCGGGCGTTCGCGCAGCGTGCTTTCGTGGCGGTTGGGAACGCGGGTAAGTGGCTCTGGGAGAGCGCGTTGCAGCCGGCGTTCAAGGGCATCGTCAAGGGAATGCAGCTGTTACGGCAGAGAGTCGGGCAGCTGTGGACCGTGGTGCGTCCGATCTTCACGGGTCTTGGGCGGGTACTCATGGCTGCGTGGAGTGGGCAGATCCGGCCGGTGTTGCAGGGTTGGGCGGCTGGGTTCGTGTCTGCGGGAGCGAGGATCAGGGCGTTCTGGATTAGTTCGGTGGTACCAGCGATCGGGGCGATTGTCGGCTGGTTCCGCGTGTTGGCAAATGTGATCCGTACCTGGTGGGCGGGGAACGGTGATGCTGTTTTCAGTGCTGCCCGGGGTGTGATGACCCAGGTCGGCGGGATGATCGCGACGATATGGTCGGGTGTGATAGCCGTTTTTCGGGCGGTTGGGGCGGTTGTCGGCTGGGTATTCACAAATGTGGTTATTCCGGTCGTGAAGGCCGTAATCGCTGTGATCAAACTCTTAATCGATGTGATCATCGCCTTGAAGCCGGTGTGGATCATCATCGGTGCGGTCATCGCCGTAGCCGTTGGTGTGATCATCGCGGTGGTGCGGGTTCTCTGGGCGGCATTCGTGTGGGCGTTCAACGCGATAGCGGCCGTCGTTCAGTGGCTGTGGGGATCGGTGATCAAACCGGTGTTCTCACTTCTTGGCGTGCTGATCCAGGGCGTGGCGGCTGTGATCCAGTGGCTGTGGACGTCGGTGATATCGCCAGTCGTGATGTTGATCGCGACCGCGATCGGCGTGCTCGGGTCGGTGCTGATCTGGTTGTGGAGCAACGTCGTGGTACCGGTCTGGAATGCGATCGGCGCCGTGATCTCGTTCGTGTGGACCTCGATCATCATGCCGGTCTTCAACGCGCTGAGGACGGCGGTCGGCGCGGTGGTCGCCGTGTTCCAGTGGTTGTGGAATACGTTCTCACCGGTGTTCGCGGCGATCGGGAATCTCATGTGGACTATCTGGTCAGGGATCATCTCGATTGTGTTCGACCTGATCAAGGTGGGGTTCGCCGTGATCTGGGGCGTGATTCAGGTCTGGTGGACGGGTTTCAAGATGGTGCTCAACGCTCTCGGCGCGGTGTTCACCTGGTTGTGGGGTGTGATCAGTCCGGTGTTCGCGGCGATCGGCGCGGTGTTCGTCTGGTTGTGGAATGTCGCGAAGATGGCGATAGATGGTGTTGGTATGACGTTTGCCTGGCTGTGGGGAGTCGTCTCTCCGGTGATCAGCATGATTAGTAGTGCGTTGTCGTGGTTGTGGGGCGTGATTGTAACGATCTTCAACGCTGTCGTGATGTTCGTTCGCTCGGCGATCACCCAGATTGTTACTGCGGCAAATGGGGTGACCGCATTTGTCAATGCGATATCTGGACACTTCCAGGCGGTTGTCAATTCGGTTCGCGAAAAAATCGGTGCCGTCACGGATTTTGTTCGCGGACTTCCTGGTCGGATCATCGCAGCTGTAGGTAATCTTGGAAGTCTTTTGTACAATGCTGGTCAGAATGTGATCAATGGCCTTATCGATGGTATAGCGTCACGAATAGGGGCATTGCGAGACAAGATGGCATCGGCTGCCCAGTCGATCAGAGACCATCTGCCATTCTCACCCGCGCGGATCGGCCCACTGTCAGGACGGGGAGATCCCACCCTGTCCGGCGGTAAGATCATGACGATGATCGCGGGGGGTATGGATTCGAAGATTCCAGAGATCCTGTCCTCGATTGGATCGATAGCGGGTGCCATCTCTACCGGGCTGGCAACTTCTGGATCCATGGGGATGGCCCCGGTGTCTGACGTGCTTGGCGTGTCCCGTACCGCGCTGGCCGTCGCTAGTCCTGGTGGCGTTGGTGTCCCGGGTGCTGAAAGGACGACGCTCACCTATCAGATCACGGTCAACAGCCTTGACTCACGAGGGGCCGCCACCGCTGTCGTGGACGCGATCAAGGAGTACGAGCGACGTAATGGTAAAGGCTGGCGCACATGACATTGGTTCTGTTCGAGGACGCGTGTGAACCCGGGGTAGAGCTGATCGTAGAGCTAGGTCTGATGACTCCGACCAGTTCGTCTGCGATCTGGGACGTGTCTCTGTGGGACTCGGCGATATGGGGTACCGGCCCGGATCGAACGGATGTTTCTGCCTATGTTAGGTCGTTTGAGACGGATAGGTCTTTTTCGTCCGATATGAGAACATGGAATGCCGGATCTGTTCGAATAGTGCTAGATAATCCTGACGGTAGATTCAGTCCGGACAACCTGGAACCAGGCGCACCTTATGTCGCCGCCGGATTAAGTGGTATGAGACCAGGTTGTCATATCTGGATATCAATGGTGTACAACGGAACAACCTATCCCATATTTTTTGGATACGTGACAGACCTCGACGAGGGATGGGCTCTGCACGGAATCAGCCCCAGCGACTGCAACACGAGCGACCCAGAACTCCTTGAACGAACCGGCGACGCCATCATGACGATCGTTGGAGTTGACGACTGGGGACGGCTGGCACGCCAGAAGAAGCAACTTCCCGTAGCACCAATCGGCGCTGGGGACACCTTTGGACAGCGGGTCTCACGAATTCTGTCCGCAGCCGGCTATACCGGGCCGGTGACCCTTGGTCTAGGTGTCATCACATGTCAGGACACCGATCTTTCTACTGAGGTGGTCACAGAGCTCAACAAGGTTGCGCAAAGCGAGGGTGGGGCCATCTGGGACAATGTAGAAAATATTGTCGCCAAAGGTAGATACTCACTCATTGAGGAACCAAGATCGTCAACCGTGCAGGTTGCCTACGGGGACAACCCAGATGCCGGAGAGATCATGTGGTCCGACATAAGTGTCGCTCCGGTCAGTGACGAAAAGATAATCAATCACGCCGTCTACGCACGATCGGGTGGAACACCTCAGGAATACAGAGATGCTACGAGCACGGTCCTGTACGGGGTGTGTGATGACGATAGTCAACCCACTGATCTGATCTGCGAAACTGATGCGCAGGTAGCGGGTTTGGCGCAGTGGAGAGTAATAGTCGGTAAGGACCCCGAAGCACGCATCGAATACATAGAGCTGAAACCACGGTGTGATCTTGCTTTGCTGGCGCCTCTGGTTCTGGAGACACAGATACGTGATCTCGTATCGGTAAGAGTCAGACCACCATCAGCTCAACATCACTACATGTATCGAGAATGCTTCATATCAGGAATAATTTTTACTGTGGCACAAAATGATTGGACGGTAAGATTCGGTCTCTCTACCGCAACCGCATATCGCATCTACAGCAACAGTAAATGGGGATCGGGAACATGGGGCGCCAATGATACCGATCAGACAGCGGCGAGGTGGTTCGTGTGAGTGATGAGTTAGGACGAGAGTTTCTTACGCCGGACATAGTAGTGTGGATTCATCCCATAAACACTACTGCACATCCGTCTTATCGTCCCGGATACCGCTGGGCGGTACACGCTGGCGGGAAAGCTCCATCAGACCTTCGATTCTGTTGCAATGCCGGACGTGAGGACACGTTGACGGAAGCACGGATCGTTGGGGAGTCGCATGGGGTCGCGGCGTGCAAGGCGACAAGAATACTGGGTGTAAGCGCGCGATATTTTGTGCGCGAAATCGGATGGGATCCCATACCGTCAGCAGCCGATGATATTCCACATGAAATATGGAAGGAGGGACCCTTGCCATGAGTCTCATATCTGATGTGGTGGCGGGAACGGTCATCACGGTGTCGTGGGGGAACGCTATTCGCGATCAGGTGATCGCGACGTTTCCAGACGAGGCGACCAGGGACGGAAGTCTTGCCGCTACCGCCGGAAGATATGCGGATGTCGCAAGTATAAACTCTCTGACGCGAGGTAATGGCGCGACATGGGATATTGTGGCGTCGAAAAATCTGTTCGCTAGTCTTTCGGCAAGTGCTGCGGGCATATCGAACAATACTGTTCTTGCCAGTATCGCGGGTCTTTCCATTCCAGTTTTGGCTAATCGTGTATATCAGCTCTATGCGGATATTCTGTACGATGCAGCTGGTGGAGCTGGTGCGGCACAGATGAAAGCCGGATGGTCTGGACCGGCAGGAGCGACCATGGTATGGGACAACCTGGGTCCTGTGGTCAATGGTCCTGCCGGAGTCTCCGCAACTCCAACGTTTGACGTGTCTGCCATAACCGACGCGCGAAGCTTTGGTGCTGCCGGAGTAGGAACTCCGGTACACGTCATCATCAACGGACGACTTGTCGTAGCCGGAACAGCTGGAAATCTGGCTTTCCAGGCCGCACAGGTCGTATCATCGGCCAATGTTACGACGATTCGTGTAGGCTCGTACATGAGTCTTGTCATGCTGGCATAGACTAGCTCCATGCTGCTGAAGAGAATGTGCTACGCCGTGGTACTTGCCACGGCGATGGCAACAACAGTGATGTTCTGTACGACACCCGAATTTGGTGCTAGTGCTGACACGCCGATGCCTCCCGTTTCAGGCGTTACCCTGTCTGGGCTCGACGCGCACGACGGAACCATCTACCAGGACGATTCCACGCTTTACCTGGTTGGCACACGGTACGGATGTGGCTACGAATGGCAAAACGCGAATTCGCCATTCTGCGGTTTTGGGGCGTGGGAATCAACGTCTGGAATAGGTGGTCCGTGGACGTACCGTGGGCTGCTGTTCGACCCGACCGGTATGAACACGACTCGGAACGAGCCGTGGAAGACCACGTGTAACACCGGCGGCAACGGATGTTTCAACCCCCGAATGGTCCAACGCCATGACGGGGTTTGGGTGCTCTACTTCAACGCCCCCGCCGAGACGATCCGGGGCCGCGACGAGGCGTACTACGTGATGGGCTGCAACGGTCCTACCGGGCCGTGTGGTGCGTCAGCTGGTGCTCCGCACGGGTCGACGCGTCAGTTGCCAATGGGTGCCTGCAACATGGGAGGCGATTTTTCGATCATTGTCGATGGAGCCACCGCCTATCTGGCGTGCTCGTCCGGATCGATAACAATCGAACAGCTAGATTACTGGTGGACCACGGGTATCGCGAATCAGGTGACTGGCGCTGGTGCGGTACGCAATGTCTCGTACCTGAGCAATGCGGAGGCCCCAGGATTTTTCAAGGCCCCGGACGGCATGTGGGTGATGACGTACGGGGATCCGATGTGCGGCTACTGCGCTGGCACCGGGACGGCGTACTCGGTTGCACAGACTGCTATGGGCAATCCCACGCCGGCTACCAGCCCGCTGGGGGTGTGGCTGCCACCTGCGAACGTCGGGTGGGCCGCTCCGAGCAGCGGCCGACGCAGTATCTCTGGCACCTCCTGTGGTGGTCAGCCGCGTACCGTCGTCAGCGTTGACGGCCAGCCCTACCAGTGGATCGACCTCTGGTACGGATCCGCCAACGAGACCAACGCCAGCGTGCGCCTGGAGCCGATCGTGCTGACCGGACAGGCATGGCGCGCACCGGCTGACGGTCAGGTTTGGCGCGGCGCCATCCGCGCCTTCACCTGCGAGTAGGGGGGGACGTATGAGCTGGAGAGTCGCACGCAGTCTTGAGGTTCTACGCGATCAGATCAACGCTGCGTACCCGGGTCGGAATACGGCGTCGGATGGCACGATCGGGGACGCCGCCCACCAGGCCAGCGTCAGTGATCACAACCCGGACGCTGGCGGGGTGGTCCGCGCGTTGGACATCACCCACGACCTGGACAGCGGGTGTGACATCGACCGGCTTACCGACGAGCTGGTCGCGAGTCGTGATCCTCGGATCTCGTACCTGATCGCCAATGGCCTGATCACGGGACCGGACTACGGATGGGTATGGGATTCCTACGATGGATCGGATCCCCACACCAATCACTTCCATCTGTCGGTGGTGGGAGATGGGCGCGCGGACGATCCCCGTCCGTGGGATATCGCAACTGCCGTGAGCGTTCCGGGAAAGGATGATCGAGAAATGCGTACTTTGATGCGGTATAAGGGTAGTCCGCACGTTTTCCTCACCGATGGTCTGATCGCCCGATGGATCAGGAATGAGGCAGAAATAGCCGATCTCCGCACACTCGGCGCGGATGGGTCCATCCGTCTCGGCAACGGCGGTCAGGTGCGGATCGTCACCCGTGAGGAGTTGATCGGTCGCATCATCGGCCCTGTACCCGCTGAGTGGGAGGACTACGCCGATAGTCCCGTGACCATCACCGATCAACAGCTCTTCGTGCTCGCTGCGGAGGTCGCAAAGGTACTGGGTGCGCGGATGGATGATGTGGACGGCATGGTCGGTCGGATTGTCTCCGCCCTCGTGGCGGCGGGTAATGCCGCTGGGACAGTGGAGTGATCAAAGGCGGCTGGAAGTCGATCGTGTTCCTCGGAGCCATCGGTGCCGTCCTGGGATGGGAGATTTTCGCGTCCTGGGACGGCGACGAGACTTCCTCACCGTTGACCGATCTGATAGTGACCTACGTACCGGCTGAGGTCACCACGGTGATACTGGGTGGGCTGATCGTATGGCTACCGGTACATTTCGCGATTCGGTACTACAGGAAGACCCGAAGACAGCGGGACGATGACGTGGGCGGATCGTGATTCGTGATTTGTGAAGTTTGATCAATTTCATGGTGAGTACAGTTCGAAGGTCCGGCATGGTGTCGGACCTTCGAACTGTCAGGGGAGAATGTGACCATGGCAAAATTCTTCGAGCGATTCGAGGATCGGCATCCCTCCGTTACTGGCGTGCTCCGATTCCTGGAGTTCGAGCACCTCGGGAATCCTGCGGCCCACGCGCTGTCGCGTGAGTTCGCGCGACTGGCTGAGCTACTACTTGAGGTGCTTCCTGACGATCCGGAGCTGAGCGCGACACTTCGTAAGCTCCGCGAGGCCAAAGACTGTGCGGTTGGATTGGTGGCTGTGGTGGATAAGTCTCGGGTGGAGAAGGACAGCGATGCTTGATGATCTTGTTGTGTGGTTGAAATTCCAGCTGGCCAGGGAAGAAGCCATGGCCAGGGATGCGGGAGACGGAGACGCCGGACGCTGGAATTTCGAGACTGATAGTGGTGGTGGATGTGCGCAGATACGCAATGGCGTTGGGGACGTCGTTGTGTATGGCGAGGGCAATGCGACTGATGAAGAAGCCGCCCATATCGCATATCATGATCCACTTTTTGTCAGCAGTGATATTTCGGCCAAAAGACGAATCATCATCCGCTGTCTGGAGGTGATCGAGACGGCGAGTGACCATCACACCGTCGAGTCGTGTGACGAGGATGATGCAGTCCTCGCCGAGGCCGTGCTCCGGGCACTCGCGTCGGCCTACGCTGATCGTCCCGGATATCGCGAGAAGTGGAGGCCGTGGTGTTGATGACCTGGTGGTGGCGCCGTGGAGACGTACATAATGCTACGCTTGGGGGTAGTTATATGGTACGTTACCCCGTTAAATCATGGTGATGATGATGGATCTCGCTGCTCGTGATGTTTCGTTTTTGAGGCGTGAGCTGATCGACTGGCTCGATCAGCAGGGGGTGGACTGGTTTCATACGATGATCTTGATGGGACGGCAACAGATCCGGCCTGAAGGTCCACCCCGTCAGGTTGCCGAGTTTCTAGCGGCGTATGAGCGTAAGCGTCTTTCCGATGCGGATCTGTGGTTTGTCGATGGAGACACCTGCGACCTGGTGAATGCCGCGCATGAGTCGATGCCGCCTTTCGCTCCTGTTCCCAGTGATCTACCGTCGAAGTCTGGATTCGCCTTGTTTCGGCGTCCGGTCATGATCCGGGATCCGATCAGCGATGCGCGTATTAAGGAAATCATTACCCGGTTGTCGCTGTTTACCGCTCACGTTGACGAGGCTCGCGTCATCGAGCAGGTGCACTATTTATCTGTTATGTCTGATGAGTCTGTGTCGAGTGTGATCGCGTCGATGTCTGCTGTCGCTGGCGGTGGTGATTCTCTGAAAACCGAACAACTCCGACAGGAGATCAGCAGAATTTGCAACGCCGATGTTCACGCGACACACGAGAAACTCCTGAAGCAGCATGTGAAGATCGTGGGCGTGTCGTGGTCGCCAGCTCTTGTCAGTAAGGATCCTAGGTTTCCCGTCGGAGGGGTGTGGATGTCGTTTTACGCGGCATCGAACCTGCCCGAGGTGATCTCTGATGAGGGGGTCCTGACTCGGTACCGAGATCTGGTTCCGACGTTGATGATCGACAACGAGGCGGTTATCCCCTGGTATCCCGGTGAGGGGGAGCGCTCCCCGTTCCTACTGCCGATGGATACGGCGACCACCTGGGGATGGGCGCGGTTGGTGTTCGGGGCGTTCCGACTTGGTGCGCAGCGTGGTCTGTGCGAGCGGGTGTCGCAGCGTACGGAGCGCGCGGAACGTCGTCGGACCCAGCGGGCCCAGTTGCCACCGCGAGACGTGACCGTGGTGCGGTTGCGGCGGTCACACCAATCGGAGAAACCTGGAGTCGGGGAAAAAACGAAGCATAGGTATAGGTATCCGGTGCGTGGCCATTGGAGGTCACAGTGGTATCCATCGGTCGAGGATCATCGGCCGATTTGGATTGATCAGCATCTTCGGGGGCCGGAGGGCACGGAGTTGCGGGGTGGTGAGCGCGTCACGGTAGTATGAGATCTCCACCACTGACAGAAAGAGGACCACCTGGGATTCCAGGTGGTCCTCTTTCTGTCAGGGGAATGTCAGATGAGCTGTAATTCCTGTGCTGGTGGGTTTCGATGTGTGACATAGGTCTGGTTGGTGACGGATCGATACACGATCCAGGTCACGGGGTGTTCGGGGACGTAGACGTCTAGGTAGAGAAGTTTGGCATAATCGCGGGCTGCACGCTCCTGGTGATGGTCGCTACCGGGGAAGTTGCGGCCTTCGCGGATGGGGCGTCCCCAGAGGTCGAGCATGGTGACACGGTAGTAGGTGTCGGTTCGGATTATTGTGATCTTGATTCCTGGACTGATATCGGCGGTGATATGGTCACCGACGTTCATACGAGCCTTCGGATTGGCCTCTCGGTTCGTGTCTGGCATCACACCATCATATACCCATGGGTGATGTTCGGGGTGGCGTGAATATCACCCATTCCGTTCGTGGTGTCGCGAGATCCGACGATAGACCATTCCTACGGATACCCCAAGTAGCTGGGCAACTTCGTTATAGGTGTACTGGGTGGCGAGTTCGCTGGTAGCGGCATCAGCTTCCGCTACCAGCCAGCCCCGGACCTTCGTATCCGCTAACAGCGCGCCTACCTTGACGCGCCATTCTGGGGGAAGTGAGGTGATGCAGGCTTGTAGGGCTTCCAGGTCGCGTAGGTGTTCGGGAGGTATCTCCATGGATCAACCATAATCCATGGGTAACGTCTGATGGCGGGGGGTACCGGACAGTCAAAGATGATCTATACACTGTGGCGAGGTGCCATCTGGTACTGGTCACGGATGGCACCTCATCTCTCACTGGTTGTAGTGCAGCTCTGCCTCTTTGAAGGCGAGGTGTACGGTGTGCATCGTCGCGTCCGGAAGATTTCTGGTAGGTCCGTAGATTTCGTTGATCTGGTAGCCAGACCAACCGGACTCGCGCCGAGTGCATCGGATCGCCTCGGCGATGATGACTCCATGGTCGGGGGAAACGTCGATCTGGTAGGGGTTGCCCTCGCCGATGACGAGGACCCAGTGTCCATAGTTCGGATGACGCTCGACGCGTGGCGCGGTATGAATCGGCGCGGTTCCCTCGATGCGCAGGAACGGATTGTCACCGGGGCGACGAGCCTGGTAGTTACGGATTCCTGCTTGGCGTCCGTACCGAGTGAAGTAGATCTCGAAGCAGTATCCGTTTTCGGCTGTGCGGAAGTAGGCGATTCGACGGGTGCGTCGGGTGCATGTTCCGGTATCGGGGTTCGGGACGTAGGCAGTCTTGAGGGAATAGATTTTGAGGATTTCGCCAGTTGTGCCCGTATCGAGAATGAAAAGTCGATTATGGTCTTTGTCGTAGGCGGTGACGGTTACGTTTTCGATCTTGGTTGGCACTGGTACTCCTCGTGAAGTAGGTGGTTCCAACCACACAATAGTACGTCCCCCCGTAGGTTTCCACAACGGGGGGACGTAGAAATCTGATCAGACTGGGTCAGTCTGGCTGATGTCGAACACGTATGCCATCCGGAACATCTGCCGGACCTCTGTTTTCTTGCCCTGCTTGCCCTGCTCGCCCTGCTCGCCCTGCGGAGAGGTGTCCTTCGCGGCGGATCCGGAAATCTCGTACCTTCCGGCCGGAGCAAGGATCTGAATCCCGTGTTCTCCCTTGCGGACCCTACGTCCCTCGTCTTTCCAGCCGTGGATGCCTCGGACGATGGTCGCTTCTGGCATTTGCATGACGATCAGGAGGGCGTTACGTGCGCTGTAGTGGTCGAACCTAGCCGCGTATACCCCCCGCTGGGTTTCGTCAAGGGAGTCCGCGAAGGTCGTGTATCGCTCGGCCAGTGCTGCGACCTTTGCCGCGCGCTCTTCCATCGTGGTGGTACGGCGGGTACGGGTGGTGGTTTTGGCCATGGTGTCCTCCGACTTGGGCGGATTGGTTCCGACCATCTAATCATACGTCCTACCGTAGGATGTTGGCAACGGGGGAGCGTAGGATCACGGGTGTCAGACGAGGAATACGTGAAATATCAACTACTGTCCGATGCGGTGATTGTGAACAACTCTGACCGCCGTATCCTGGAGGTGGTTCCTGCCTGGAATCGCCGCGTGATCAGCAGCACGTACATCAGCAAGCCCCCGTCTTGAAACCAAGACGGGGGCTCGTTATGTCTGATCAGATTTTCAGACTTTCACGGATATTCTTCACCGTTTCTGGAGTAAGAAATTTCTTATTTCCGATTCGACAACTGGAATACTCGTAGGTACTAATTGCTTCAGCCACGACGTCAGCGTCGTATCCTTCTCTGACTAGTTCAATGGTCAGAGACTTTTCGGTTGGATATTTCATCCACTGGTTTCTAACTTGTGCGATGATGGACTTGTAGTCGATCTTGGCTGCCAGTTGGCTGTCGAGATTATCTTCTCGACTTACTACCACGACGTGTGGCATCGCTTTCGTTTCTTTGTCGTCAAGGTTAGCAAGCCACGTACCCGGAGTTCCATCACTGTCGAGCGTGAGAACTACAGCGTAGTTCCCTTCTTTAGTCTGGAGATCTGTGATTGCGTGTGCGGTTTCGTTGACGATCAGATCACTCCATGGGGTAGTTCCCAGCCACAAGGTAATTCCCTCGCGGATGGCCGCAGACCGAGTAATTCCAGCGCGTTTGGCGGTTTCGGTGAGGATAGACAAAATTGCTGGGTCTACGGTGAGCATGATTCTCACGGAATGTGATCCGTCGGCAAGGGAAGGACGTCCATTACTGGTACGGCTGACACGATACTTGATGCCATCTACCAAGATCGCATCTTCGTCGTAATGGCCTGCCTCTTCGAGAGTCTTGATGGATTCCTCATGGATCCTCAGGGAGCGTCCCGTGATCTTGGATTCCACTCCGTGAGTACGGATCAGTCTGGCCACGTGGCTGGCCTGGTCAGTGCTGTCGAACGTAACGATTAGCATCTTGCTCCTTCATGGGTTTCTGATATCACAAGTCTACCATGGATTTCTGATATCACAAATTATTACTGTCATCTGATCGAGTGCCATACTCGCCACTACCAAAAGAGCCAGCCCTCCACTACGACAGCAGTGGAGGGCTGTTGGCACGACCATCAATTCTTATCAATCTTACCAATGACCTGCACTCGGGTATGAGACAATCCCGCGCGATCTCCGATCGCGCGGGTGCTGTCACCCCACGACAGCTGTCGCACGATGAGCTCATCCCTACGGATAGTCAGGGTGGCCAGCTGATCTCCCACCGTGTCAAGCTCTTCCCGAAGCTCGTCCCGAAGCTCTTCTCGAAGCGTATGGAAGTACTCCTTGGCTCCGGTGAGAACTACGTTATCGTTAAGAGCATCGCGTACCTCGATTGCGACCAGCTGGTCCAGCTGGTCGTCAGTGGTGTCTGCGGTAATGTCCAGATGCGCGATCGCACTCGGATCTCCCTGTACATACCACTCGTCCGCTGGATACGTTTTCAGCAGTTCGTCAAAGTCATCGTACGTTTTGATTACTTCGTTGATTTCATATGCCGCATCTATCGCTTCCGTAGTTATCTGATGTCCGCGATGGGTTTCGCCGTCCCAGTAGATCTCTGAGCCGTCGAGGATCAGCTGGGCGATCGGTGCGACCTCGTCAAGCAGAGCGTTTGCCGCGTCCGCTGTGAGGCAGGGTACCTCCCAGCATAGAATTCGCCCATCGGCCACTCCTCGTGGCATGTTGTCTCCGATCGGGTCACAGAAGATGGTGAGATCACCATCTGATAAGTACAGGTGCATACGGATGCGCTGTTCGTTCACCCGACGTGGATCACGACAGTGGAGTTCGTCCACCTCGTTGATGTATCTTTTGTTTACTGGGATGATGTGAGTATCCGGGGTGATGTGCGTATCCGGGGTGATTGCTTCCAGGTCGGCGATGAGCTGATCGAGGTCGGTCAGCTCATCGCCCGTGCTCGCTTCGCGTGCGTTTCTGGCAGCGACGAGAATACCAGCGGGGGTATCCAGATAAGGAAAGTATTGTACGACCGTCGGATCGAGTTCGATGAGTCGATCTCTGTAGACGTCGAGTGTCATGACGCTCCCTGGTAGGTTGGAAACAATGTTACCACAGAAGCTCCACTGCTGTCATCTTTGTTTCCAGTAGATCAGTTGATCTCTTTGACCATCAGATATTGATCATGTACCATCACAGTGGTTTTGCTCCGTGCGCGAAACCTTTCCCCGCGTTAGCGGGGATGACGACACATTGGCCCCCAGCTCCTGATCGAGCTGGGGGCCAATGTGGATATATGTGGATCATCACATGGAGACTGGATTTTCCAAAAGCCATCGCTCCCAGGCAGCAAGTGGCTCGACCCTGGCAGCCGCGATCATCCGCTGGTGCTCGTCGATCCGCTCTTGCGCCTCCACCTGACGAATACGCACCGCGAAACGCACAGAAGCGGCAGCCGCATCAACCTGCCAGGCTGCGTCTTCCCGCCAGTCTGGTCGGGAGCGGTGCATACGCAGGATCCTGGCCGCCGCGAGAGCACGATAGGCATTGAGTTTACAGGTGTCGATCATCGCCTCGCGGTCTTTCATCACTTTCCCCTGTCCGTGTCTGTGGTAGTGAATCTTCAGTTCTCTTCCTACCGAATAACGTACTCCCCCCGTTGATGGAAGTCAACGGGGGCCCGTTAAATTGGTATCGGTAAGGTGGTCACCCGGTTGACTCCGGTCACACCCCATGGCCCAGCCGAGCCCGACGTACCGTGCTGGTCGGGTTTTTCTTTCCGGCCGTGGTTCTATAACCACGGTCATCGATAAGGATCTCGAACCCCCCATAGCGGGGATCATCTACGGTCCAGAGGCACCCCTGGGGGCAGGACAGCGTCTGTGACGACCGTTCGCCAGATCCACGCTCATCGCGGACCTGACGTTCCAGATACTTCAGGGAATCCGTGGTGAGACGGTCGCCGACCTTGAGGTTGGCGAGGATCCTCTGGGTCGCCACGGCGTCCCGCTCCATGGCCCATGCCAGCCTGTTGAGGGCTACCGTACTTGCTCGGTACGCCGTCCTGTCGATGCTTTCCCGCCGAAGCAGGGCAGTGATCACTCTGCTGATGATCTCGATCGTGACGGTGGCCGGGTCGATATGGCGAGCGAGATCCGCCGCGTACTCGCTCTCCAGGGCTGACTTCGCCTCGTCCACCAGTGTTGCGATGTCTGACATTTTTCCTTCCTAGGTTCGTCCCCATCCGGGGCAGTGAGTGGGTGCCCGGGGCGATGTTCTCCGTGGCGGCGTGGGTACCGCGCACCCCAGAGTGGGTCAGCTGCGCCAGCTGACGATCCACTCTCCGCAATCCTCCGCGAGCACCTCACGCGGGTCCCCTCCGTCCGCGTCAATCGCCAGACCAGCGGCACGGAATGCCGAGATCAGAGCTTCAGCCTGGTTTGAGCGCTCCATTTCCAGGTCGTTTCGCCAGGCGATTTCGTGTTCTGTCCGCTCTTGGTGCGCGGCGGGGGAGTCGTCGTAGTCCGGATCGTCGGGGTCGCCCACGAAGTCGGGGGGCATCGGCCATCCGGGCAGGGAGACCGTGACTCGGATTGGATCGTCTGTACGGGGCCAGGACTGTGCCGTTTTCTGGGTTGGGGTGCGGCTGATTCGGGTCTCGATCTTCACCCCGTACGTGGCGGCGGCGGCCCGGATGGTGTGGAGAAGTTTCTTGGTGGGTGATGCGGTGGTAGACATCGTTCTCCTTGTTGGTTCTGGTGGGTGGAGTGACCCACTCACCAAACAATACGTCCCCCCGTTGGTTTTGTCCAACGGAGGGACGTCGAAATTTGTTAGGTGATCATCCCATCTTCTTGATCTTCTCTTCCGCCAGATCGATAGCGTCACGCAATGCCGCTATCGATCCATATCCAGCGTTGTCTGCCTGGACCATCCGAGACACTAGATCAGCAAGAAGACTTCCGTGACGATCAGCGAGGGACAGTAGCTCCACGATCATCGCGGCAGCCCCATCGGGCCCAAAAAGGTAGCCGACCTGTACCTGACGGGTCGTTTTGTTGACCCGTCCCTGAAGCGTCATGTAAATAGCCTGACCAGCTAATTTACCAGCGATGACCTGGTCGACGGTGCACACGTCGATCCCATTCAGGAGGACACAGCCGGTAGTGTCGATAATGAACGCCCCCCGATCGTGTGGTCCACCAGGACCTGAGATGCTACCGCCGAGACGGATTGGGTCGATATTTTCCGAAGTGCTCACTGTTGTTACCTTTCACTCGAAAGTGGTACGTGCTGTCTTCTCAGCGTGCCAGTAGGGCCACGACTGCTATAGCCACCATCACGGCCACGGCTACCTTGCCTCGCCGCGACTTTGGGTGATAGCTGGTCGGAGGATTCCACCACCAGGCCGCCACCAGGACGACGGCGAGAGCGGCCAGAATGCCTCCGACTACCCACGGCATCCAGTCGACCCCGATGTCGGACAGGATCGCCGGCATGTGGTCCAGGAGGGCCGCGATTGCTCCGATGACGACCACGATGAGGATCGTCGGCGCGAGTTTCCAGGCCATCTCGAATGCGACGATCCACTTCCACCAGCGATTGCCGAACGTCGTCCACGCTGCGCTACGTGCCTTGTTCCACCCCATCCGAGGTCTCTCCTACTTGTCTGGGTCAAAGCCACGGGAGGTCTCCTGTGGGCGGTTGAGGAACAGGGCGGTGTACTGCGTATAGGAGCGGGTGATGGCCTTCGCTGCCTCGTCTTCAAGGGCTGCGGCGTGGAGAAGGTTCCGGACGACCTTCCTGGCTGCGAGGCGTACGTCTACTCCCATGAGACCTCTACGTCCCCTGATCTTGCAGAGGCCGCGATACAACTCAGCCGCCATGACCACCAGCTGGTCGTGCATGGCGTGGTGATGAGCGCGCGCCTTGTCCGCCATTTTGTGGAACTCAGTCGTGGTGTACGGGGTCACCAGGGACGGATGTCCGCGAGTCGAATCAGACTGGGATGGGGTGCTCATGTGTCAGACCTCATTTTCGTTACTGTGGGTAGTCGTCAGAGGGGTGTCAGGAGGGTGTCAGAGGGGTGTCAGGAGGGTGTCAGGAGGGGTGTCAGGAGGGGTGTCAGGAGGAATTTCCCTATAGGGGAGAGCGCCTCTCTGACACCTGACACGTCAGACCTGACATTATTACGCACTGTTACCAGTTTGGTGGATGGTGGCAGAGCGCGTCAGCCGGTACTCGCCGACCTTTCCGGTACGCGACAGGGTCAGTCCTGGGAAGGACCTATCTCCGTCCACGAGTTCGGTGAGCTGTTCGGAGAACCATGGTCGGGAGCGGAACTTGTACCGGTCGACGAGCAGCGCGACCTGGAACGTCACCCCCGTGTCGTCTCCATCCCGAAGGGTCTCGTCGTTCGCTATCTCGTTGAGTGCTCGCTCGAATGCCTTGAGAGCGTCTTCCCTGGTGGGGGCGAATTTCTTGTCGTCACCCCACGACAGGTCGTCTGCCGGGGGGGCTGCGATGGGCTGGGATGGGTCGATCATGTCGGCTTCTGGGTCGATCTGTGCGGGGATAGCGCCAGTTTTGCGCATTTCGTTCACGTCCTCCTTCATCTGTTTGATTACCATTTCGGCATCTTCGGCATCTTCGGAATCTTTTGTGTCCTCTGGTACGGATTTCGGAGTCGAAGTGGTGACCGTTATGTCCTGTTCGGATACCCATCGGGCACGGAGCCGCTGCGTGGTCTCGGCCGCGTCCGTGTACCAGTCTCCGAGGGCATTGATCGATCCCTGGTCGAGGGGCGTCAGGTGGGGAGCCCATCGACTGATGTGGGTCTCCATCTGCTCATCGCTGGCCAGGAACGCCTTACGGACCACTGGCCAGCGATCCTCGGGGATACCGATTCCCTCTGTGTAGTGGTATCCGGGCTTGGACTGCTTCCAGTTCTCGGGGTGTGCCCCGGCGTCGATCGTCGCGTCGGACAACGCGAACGACGCCGAGTACGAGTCACCGCACCCGAAGCACGACCAGGTGCCGATGTTGAACCGCAGCGCGGTTGGCATCCCCTCAGCACTGGCGCGTTGCAGCGAGAACCCGCACACCACTCCCGCTGACAAGCCCTTGGACGCGAGGAAAACCATCTCCCCGGCGGCGGTGTCGCACAGCTCGTCGCATTCTTCGAAGTGCGCGTACAGCAGCCCCATCAACAGCCGGGGGTCCTCAGCACACCTCGGTTCCCACGTCCGGTATCCGCACTCGCCCAGTCGGTCAGCGCGCCATCTCACCAGCTTGCACAGAGCTTTCATGCCAAATCGGAACACCCTCGGGTCGTCGCTGGCCACGATGATGCCCAGTCCGTCCCGCAGTGGCCTAACCGTCTGGGCGCCCTTGACGGTGTCGAACCACATCGGGGGTGCCACGTGCCGACGGCTGACGATTTCTAGCAGGCTGATTTGGGCTTCCATGGTCTTTCCGGTGCGGGTCATGCCCATCCACCCCCGCGACGAGGGGTTCGGGGCTTCCGGGTGCCCTCCGGCGAGGTAGATCTTCGCGAGTTCCTGATCCTCGTACATGCCGGTGACCAGGGGTTCTGTGATGGACGCGCCCGGAGCTGACGGTCCGGGGTAGGTGATGGCGCCCTGTAACACGTCTTTCGTGACGATCGTCAGCATTGATGTTCCAGCGTTCTCACCGGGTACAACGCGGGAACGTCCCCGAGGTGCGTTCGCGAGGGACTCGATAGCCGGTACGGCGGCCTGGACCACGGAGACGGTTTCTCCGCCGGTGTGCCTGACGGGCACCTCGATCCGGGTCACATCGCCTTGTTGGTCGACAAACTGCTTGGGCTTGCCGAATCGGGTGTTTTCCAGCCCGAGTTTCCTGGTCAGCGGGTCCTCCGCAGTCTCACTGTCTCCGCTCTGACGTAAGCTGTCCAGCCGGTACAGGCACCACGATCCGGCTAGGAAAAGTCCGATGAGGATGAACGTCACCATCCACCACCCGATGGCACCCACGGCGACGGTTATGGCCTCGCCGAGTCCAGCGAGCACGATGCTGACGGTGAGGTGCCAGCGGATCAGGGCACGCCGTCCAGCGGCCACGTGGTAGGACAGGTGGGCCAGTAGGGCTGTTCCGGCGACGATCCCGCCGGTGGTGATGGCAAGTCCGGTGGGTTTGTCCTTGACGATGGTGTGGACGATCACTCCGGCGAGGAGTGCCCCGGGGACGGTGAGGGCTAGGCCAGCGAATGGCAACGTCCGGTCGGCGAGCTTGCGGTTACGGCCATCGGTTTTGCTGGTGGTCGCCGTGGCTGTGCGGCCCACGGGGCACTCCTTCCTTTCAGTGCGGGGGTCAGATGCTGGCTAGGCCGTTGCCGATGAGGTATGCGGCGATGAGTATGGCGAGGTAGGTGAGTATTCCGAGGATCGATGTGACAATATGGAATAATTTGGACAAATTAACAGTAGGCTTTTGGATCATGGTTTTCTCGATTCCCCTTGTGGATCAGTCCTCGTTTTGCTGGACGTACACGAGCAGCAAGCGTCGGATCTTGTTTCCGGTGGACGAACTTGAGTAGCCGAGTACCGCAGCAAGCTCGCGCGCGGATGGGAAGTTCGTTCGCCATCCGGGCCGTTCGTTGTCGAGTCGTTCGATCAGCTTCGGATCGATCGAGTCCTGTACGCCGTTCGCACGAACGTCGTTCGGTGTGCGGCGTGCGCGAACGGGACGAACGAGGTCGTCCAGCATTGGCCGTACGAACACGTGGTGTTCGCTGGGGTCGGTGTTCGCGGTTAGTTCGTTCGCCAGATGTTCGTGGTCAGTTCGTTCGTTCGACGTCGTCGTGGTGTTCGTGTCGGTGCTGGCGTTCGGGGTGCTCGCCCGTGCGATCGCCGGTTGCTCGTTCGCCAGCTGTTTGGTTTCCCGTTCGGTGTTCGACGTCGTGGTGTTCGCCTCGGCGAGGGTGTTCGAGGTGTTCGGACGTGCGATGACCAGGTTCAGATCGTCAAGCCTGGGAGCGTCCTTCCAGGGCTTGGCGCGGGTCACGTACTCGTCGAACAACCCGATCAGGTAGGCGGTGGTCGCGCATCCGATCGGACCGATTGCGTGGGGAAGGGCGGTGACGATGCCGCGCCAGTCGCTCCAAGAGGTGCCAATCGGCCAGCCACCGATGATGTTCAGGGCGAGGCTGAGACCGATGGCGGTCCATTCGATACAGGTCGCGCGCCAGTCGGTTCCACCGCCCGAGGAACGCAGCACAGCCCGCCCGATGATGATCATCGCAACGATAGTGATGATCGCGGGTTCCACGCCCCAGGAGGCGACCCAGGCAAACGACCCGCTGGTCAGGTTGAGGACGCGGACGACGCCGTCCTGCACGCCGGAGGTCGACCAGGCCGCGAAGGCGAGCAGAACCGGGATGCCGACGAGCATGGTGACCTTGTGGACCGAGGCGACGCGGAGCGCGCGCATCTCAGCTGAGCCCTGGATCTGTGCCCTGATGTAGGCGCGGGTACCGGATTCGGTGGCTCGGCGGTAGAGGTCGGCGAGGGACACCGCGTCGCGGGCGTCGCGGTAGCGTTCGCGACGCGAACGTTTGGCGTTCGCTACGCGTTCGGCGAGGTCAGCCAGGGCGATTTCGTGTTCGGCTTTGTGTTCGCGGGTGGCTAGCTGATGGTCGTCGCGAACGCGCGACCTGGCGAGTACGTTCGCCAGCTTTGCGCGGAGACGTTCGATCGCGAGCCGTTCGGTGTCCTTGGAGCGACCGAACGTGCGGCCGTTCGCGGACATCGGGGTGTTCGCGGTTTCGGTGGTGTTCGTTCGTTCGGTCATGCCCACATGATACACAGTCTCGACAGTTTCGACAGTGGGAGTCATGATGGTGCTGTACATCAACTCGTGCGACGATCGTGTATACACAGCGTCGACAGCCTGACGGGAGTACGACCGTGACCAGGGGGCAAGGGAATGACGTGACGTGGACTCAGGACAGGATCAGCCTGATACAGCGGGCACTGGATGGCCCATGGATCAAACCCGGCATGGCGGCCGGAGCGCTCGGGGTACACCGGGCGACTGTGCACAACTACATGGCTGATGGGCGGCTGACCTGCGCTCATCTGAGTGGAAGTCGACTACGGTCGGTGGCATCGATCGATGTACTGCGATTGGTGCTAGAGGAAATCGACAAAGATGAGCAGATAGGTTGTGACATGGGTCACTGTTCGCGAACGTTCGCCGCACGCGTGCGCCACGTGGTGACCGAACACGACGCCCGGATGATTTCCGCGCGAGCACCGAACGGTTCTTGGATGTGCGATCAGCCGAACGACGAACACCGAACGACGAACGACGAACAAACGAACGACGAACAAACGAACGACGACTTCGGAAGGGAGTGACCCAAGGGATCTGGCTAAGACTGACGAACACGCGAACGGCGCCCCAGGGAAGACCCAGGGGCGCCGTTCGTTGATGGTCACCGATCAGAAAACATGATCTTTGGATCATCCCATGCGGGTCCGAAACCTATCCGTACCGAACAGATCTCGCAATCATGGAACCTGAACTCCATTGGGTTTTCTGTGAACGTATGCCGCGACCAGGGATCGATATCGAAGGTCGGACGTCCGGTGGGAAGACTTTGTCCCTCCAGGAGGATCCCCTCGGCGACGATGTACCCGTCTTGGATAGATGCGCTGGTGACTTCTCCTACGAGGTTGCCATCGACGCCAAATAAGGGCGCTTTGTCAGTTACGGTGATTTCAGCAGAAGAAGCGATGATTTGTGCGTTTAGTCCGGTGATACCAACTGGGGCGAGTACCGCTGTCCATTTCCGTGTCATGGTGATCTCCTAATATTGCGCATGGATGGGACGATCCGAATACAATTCTAGACTTCGATCGACTTCAGGTAGTGAAGCGAAGCTCATCTGGTATCACCTGCCGCTCTTCCTGGTAGATCCCATGCTGGTCTGGCCAGATCAGCTGATATGCGGTATCTGTGGCCAGTCCTCCGGTGATAGCCCAGTAGACGTTCATGTACTGGGCGGTGACCTGCTTCACCTGTAGCCGCACGGACCAACCGACGTCGACCAGGGAACCGGGTACGAACCGTTCGGCGAGGTGTCGGATGGCGGCCGAGTTCAGGATCTCTGTGGCCATGTCCATAGGAAGTCCGACGATGATCAGTTCGGGACGGTCACGGAATCTCAGACCGACGGTGTATGTCCAGGGAAGAATAGTGCCGACACCCTGGACCATCCACCCATAATCGATGATGATCTCATGGCACTTGTCGACGTACTTCTGATACAGGTCATCCATTGGACATCCATTTCTCGATACATGCCTGCGCTATCTCGCGAGCGCTGTCGGGCTTGTCTTCGTCGAGCCGTTCGACGATCTTCACCATGGCGTGGACGACGTTACCTATCAGGGGAGTAGCGGGGTCCACTCCGCATAGGGCGATCACCTCGCTCTTGCGTCGCCTGACGAGGGTCATGAAGTGCATACGGTTAGCGTTGCGTTCGTCTACTCTGGCTTTTTCCGTAAGATATCTCTCCGAGGGCATTCCCGATGTTGGTCTCATCTTGGACAGTCTCAGACGGTCCTGGCCGATGTGGTTTTCTACCTCTGATCTGATCTGGGTCAGTACCCGCAGCCAGAGCAGTGGATGATCGGTGAGCCAGCGGCGCTCTTCCGCAGTCACTTGGTTTCGCAGCTCGGCATCAGCCAGTGCCCTCGCGTAGATCATGGGAGATTCGCGGGTCATGCCGCGCTCCGGATGTGTGGGGCGAGTTCGGCGAGCTTCTGGTCGGTGTACTGACGGGCCAGGGTGACCACGACTACGTTTTTCGGATCGAGCGGGTCGGTGACTGCATCCGTGATCATGTCGCCGATGTGCGCGTATTCCTGCGCTACCAGGTCGTCCACTAGCTTCGACCTCCAGGTCTCGATCATGTTTCGGAGGCCGTTTGTCCACATCCTGATGATGATGTCTTCTCCGACCGGACACTTCCGACTGGCATCACGTGAGATGCAGGTGTGTATATCTACGTGCAGGTAGGACACGACCTCGAATTCGACCCGTACTCGCCGTGCGATGTGCTGTAGGTGGGCAAGGTGTCCCCACCTGAGGTTCGTATCATCTGCGACGACGGAGATCCCTCGCCGCAGAAGTTTGAGTATTCCGGCGTCGCGGACGTCGGTAACCTGGTCTTCCTGCTCGCGGGTGCCGAGGTATCCGCCGTGGAGCATAAGGCGTAGGTCGTCCCGGTTGATGCGGGCCCGGTTGGTCGGGTCGACGTTCACCCAACGAATCGCATCTGTGGTCTTTCCAGAACCAGGGGCTCCTACGGTCGTGCGTAGTACGGTCATGGTCTTCCTTCCGGAAGGGGGATAGCCGTTTGGCTATCCCCCAGCGTGGTGGTTATCTGGTTGTGACCGTGACGATAGCGTTCCTACCGGCGTTCTTTCCCTGATAGAGGGCAGCGTCAGCCAGATCTAGGTACTCGATCATCGATGTGTTGTGGTCCTCCATCGATGTGTTGTGGTCCTCAACCAGACACAGACCGATGGTCACTGTCGTCACGATCTTATGTCCATTGATGGATCTTGGTCTTGCAACGGCTACCCGGATCGTCTCGGCGATCTTCTCCGGATCGGGGTCGGTAATCAGACCAATGAATTCGTCGCCCATGGTGCGAGCGACGATGACGCCACTAGAGCGGATTGCATCACAGATGTGGCAAATTACGACGTCTCCGGTTCCGTGGCCGTAGCGGTCGTTGATCTGCTTGAAGCGATCAGAGTCGATGATCATTACTGCGGTGACCTCTTTGGCCACCTCTGCCCAGATGTGTCTGAGGCCGGTGCGGTTGTAGGCACCGGTGAGCGGGTCGGTGAAGGTCTCGATCCGTAGCCTCTCGATCTCCAGGTCGAGCGCGGCGATATTTTGGTGTAATGCCGCATTTTCCGCGCATACCGCGCGGAGCTGTTGTTCAAGCTGTTTCACCTGCTCACGAAGATCCATTCTTCTACCTCTCCGAGGGGGACGGGGTAACTCTGACGAAAATGAGGTTACCATAGCGAGCCTAAATCGCGGAAGTAGGTTACACTAGGTGTGTTGAGTTCCCCCGCGTAAGGACAAAGTGTCATGCTGGTAACCGTAGGTATAACTACTAATCACAAGAGTCACAAGGTCCACCGTCACCTGAACGGGTGGGCAGCGTGTGGCGCGGGACGCCTGATCCAGTCCCCCCGGCCCGTCGCAGACGGAGACCAGCTGTGCCGTAGATGTGCCAAGCACCTGCACACGCTGCTTCTCTGGGAGATCGACGACATGCGGCGTAAGGGATGCACCACCCTGGTATCCATGCTGGAGAAGTTCGTCGACTCTGGTAAGAGCCCCGCTGAGCTGGCGGAGCGGGACGCGTTCCGCGCCAAGCTAGGTGCCAGGCTCGTCGCGCGGTGGGCAGACCAGGAGCGCGCGAAGCCTCTGCCGGTAGTGGATCGGTACGCCGGTACCCTCACCCTGTTCTAGTAGGTTACACAGGAGGTACTATTTCCGTGGTTTGTCTACAGATAAAGGAGACGATCATGGAAATGGACACCGATCAGGGCGAGGACTGGCGCACACAGGTACCGGAGAGATTCCGCAGTCTCCCGGATCAGATCACTGTCACGGACATTTCCGACATCTTCTGGTTTAGCAAGGAGTACGTACGCAGACTGCGACTCGTTCGCCTACACGAGGACGAACGAGGAAATACAGGACCTCTGGTCAATGCGCTACCCAAAGCGCTCGGGGTATTCCGACGTCCCCTCTACTGGAATACGAGGGAGATCATCGAGTGGGGGTTGCAGACCGGTCGGCTCGATCCCACCAGTGGAGAGCCACGTCGACTTCCCTCTCCGGGTCGACCACCAAGGAAAACTAAAAAGTGATCGTGGACGACGGCGAGGCGGTTTCCTGCGGGGGGCTGCCTCGCCGTCGTCCACAGCGGATACGATCTCTGAAAAGAATGAGGGCCCGTCGCGGAAACGGGCCCAGAAATCGTCCATCGCCAGACAGAACACGATCAAACTCGCTACCGGTGATCATGATTACGATCTCGCTACCAAGCGTAGCGTGATGGAGTCATGATCGGAATCTGAGAGGATTTCTAGTGACAACCACCACTTATGACGACGACATCAGTTCGGCCTCCGGGGACGAGATAGAAATAGTGGCTGGCAGGGGAGATCTTCCCTGGACCCAGGTGCATGACTGGGTGGCCCTCTCCGGAGTCGGCAATGCATCGATCGCCGCGTACCTGTTCCTGAAAATGCACCTGAATCGTCAGACTGGTCTGGTAAATCCAGGAACGGTACGCCTCGCTGCGCTGCTCGGACTACCTCGGGCCGACAAAGTCGCCGCTGTGATCCGACCTCTCGTGACGATCGGGGCGGTGGAGGTCAAGACCTACGGCATGCCCCGCCGAAATCGATACATCGTTCACTCTCTGCCACCAGCTGACTACGATGGCCCGTTGAGTCTTGGCCAATGGGCGAAGATCCACGCGTCACAGCTCGACGACGAGCGGAAGAAGCACGCCAAGAAAGCAGAGAACGCAAGAAATCGCAGGTCAGGCCCAGTAACCCCAGATTCGGGGTTACTGGAGACAGATCAAGACGACTCGCCAGTAACCCCGAATCTGGGGTTACAAGTAACCCCAGATTCGGGGGTACATGTAGCCCCAGATTCGGGGTTAGAACCAGATGTAGGTGAACCTGATGTAGGTGAACCTGATGTAGTACCTCCTCCTCCTCCTAGCGTCGGCCCCGATCCGACCGCCGTGGTCGATGCTCGGGACGAGGAGGAAGAGGAAGAGGAAATGCGACCAGAGCAAGACGCCGATCTGACCGAGGCAGCACGGGAAGTGCTCCGTAGAACGACCGCCGGTCTGTCCCCGGCGAGGTTTCCCAACCGCGTCCAGGCCGGACACCTGGTCGCCCTGGTCGCCGCCGCGCTTCGGTCTGGCTGGAAAGCTGACGATCTCGCCCACCAACTCGGCGAGGGAGATCTGGCGAAGGCCAACTCGATTTACGCGGTGATTCGGCACCGGATCGGCGCCCTTGACGTCCCTCCGACTCGCAGCGTCTCCGACTGTCACACCATGTCTCCTGACCCTAGCTGGCGTGATCCTCGACCTCCGGCTACCGACGCGAGCGCCGATGCCAGGGTCTTCGCGAGGATGGTGGCCAAGTCGCGGAAGCGTCCGGAGCGTGACCAGATCTCCAGGGTGGATCCGACCAGGACGGACGAGGAACACGATCCGGAGCGCCTGATCGATCTGGTCACGTCACCCGCGTGATCGTCGTGTTGGTGTTCAGGATGACCATGGGGTTCTACGATCACGGACACGGACACCATGAGAGGACAGTCGATGGCAGGACAGGGCAAGAAACTCACGAGTGCAGAGCGGGCTGAGATCGTCTATCTGTATACGAATGGCGTGCCGATGCGGGAGGTCGCGCGCAGGGTTGGTAGGTCGTATGGGGCGGTGAATCTGGTTCTTCACCAGCAAGAAGAGATAGATATCAATCCTCGGGGAGGATATCGCCGTCCTGAGACACCGGGTCGGTGATGATCGGGTTTGTGGTCCGTGGTCTGCGGTGGTTTCTGCGGTTGTTGGCGGAAGGATCTCTTCCTGTCCGTCCTGGGCTGGGATTGTGCGCGGTGGTACAAGATGCGATCAGAGCGCGTGATCAGCCGGATAGCGGGGAAGGTGACTGCCCATCCACCACCTACGTAACCTAGATACTTGTAATGAGGTACCATTGGTGGTCACATCGCCTACCGGAAGCCTGGTCATGATCACACCAACCACATATCCAGACAGATCACCGTCTGTGGACAACGACGTCACGATCGTCATGCCGATACCTCTGACCGAATTCCAAATTCCAGACATTTCCACTTCAATGTCGGAAGTTTTCAGATGGATCTCCAGTCTTGCCAAGCTGTATGGTGAGCCACTGAGCGTGGATATCTCGGCCCCATTGAGGGAAATGACCATCTCACTTCCGTCACACGAGGACTTCACCACCTGGAGTACCCGGATGACGGTCGGGCACATCAGGTCGACGACAGACGACCTTGGAACGCTCGTGATCGCCGAATGTGGTGATCCGGCAGCCGGATCATGGAGAATGCGACTTGTCTGGCACAACAGGGGATGACGTGGATCTCCATCGCGTCACCACCGGTGCCAGAGAACACGAGATTCCATCCACGTACGTGCTGCCGTGGCTACGCGGATACCTCGCGTGCCTGGGAAGAGACGATGACAGCTCTCAGCTGGCAGCGCGGATCATTCCCCAGATCACCCCGCTAGACGGAGAGTCCTTCCATCAGACGTGCTATAGGGCACTGAAGGTATGCCATGATCAGGGCATTATCGTCTATCGAGGTATCCGGCGGGAGTAGCCATGGCCATCACAGCCCAGAGTGGTACGGCGTCGAACTACATGACGCTCACACATCGAGGGGGCCCCACCATGCCGAGCCGAGCACACACCGTAGCTGTCATCTTGGGTGTCCTCGCTATCGTCCTGGTGGTGGGATCTGCTATCGCTGGGATAGTAGATCTTCGACACCTGGCAGTCGCCATGGTCTC